ACCTACTCATCGTTCGGGGCCGGCAACACGGCAATCATCTACACGGCATCATCCGACAACGGCGGGTCAGCGATCACCGGCTACAAGTTTTATTTCGACGGCGTGCTGACGGAGCCAACCTCCATCACCTCATCGGCAAACTTCCAATCCCAGGACTACACCGGCGCAGTGGCCGAAGTCTCGGCGGTCAGCGCCGTTGGCGAGGGGCCGAAGTCCGACCCTGTGACCGTGACCTGACCCTTCCCTAGATCAACCACTATAGAGTCATTCCCATGTGTGCCATGAATCCCAGGCTGCTCCGCCCGCTGGCTTCTGGGTTCAATCCCAAGAGCATCGCGGGGCTCTCTGGCTGGTGGGACGCTTCCGACTCCTCTACCATCACGCTGAACAGCACCACCGTCAGCGAGTGGCGTGACAAGAGTGGGGCGGGCGTGGCACTAACGCAAGGCACGGCCGCCGCCCAGCCGACCTACCAAGCGGCCTACGTCAACGGCAAAAACGCCCTGGCGTTCGACGGCGGTGATGTGCTGTCTGCCGCCACAAGTGTGACGCTGGGCGACAACACTGTGATAACTGTTGTCAGGGAGGACGCCGCAGCCGGCTTTTCAGGTGTTTTCTCTTATTATCCGCCGTCTGGCAACGACAACGGCAATGCGAATGCTTGGCTGATAGAGACCCGCGACAATACGGCGTTCCTTCGCCTGCAATCGGAAAACTACACTGTCGATTACTCGGGAGCCGGAACGCTGCCCCTCTCGGTCATTACGATCCGACGACAGATCGCTGCTGGCGACAGGCAGACGCTTCGCACCAACGGCGTGACCAGGGGAACAAGCGCAAGCGCATCGGAAGGCACGGCTGCCGGGGTTCTGCTGGGCGGCCGGTTTCAGTCTGGCGCGATCTCCGTTCAATACCGCTCCCAGATGACGCTTTGCGAGGTCTTGTCCTGGGATAGGGCGCTGACACTAGAGGAATACCAGAAGATCGAAGGCTACCTCGCCTGGAAGTGGGGACTCCAGGCCCAACTGCCCAGCAATCACCCCTACGCCTACTCGTTCCCCGGATTCGGCTCGCAGGCCCGCCCAGACAACGGCGATGCCTTGGCGTGGGAGTCGGCGGTCTACAGCAACTCTGGCAGCGTGAGCGTGGGGACGCTGGCGGCGGTCAACACCTTCTGCAACGCCATCGACGCGGCATCCATCCGCGACCGCTTCTACCGGCTCAACCTTTTCTGTGGCGACTCCGATGCCTCGTTGGTCGCCGTCAGGGTGCCGCTCTACCGAGGAACGAGCCTTGGCGGCACGCAGTACGGCAACGCCTTGGACACCAACAACAACTTCGTTCAGGGAGACTACAGCGAGAGCGTTGGGCTGACGGGCAACGCGACCAGCAAATATCTAGACACTGGATTTAGTGCAGACATACTGCCAGACATGGCGCATATCGGCTTTTACAAGCCAAACACAAACGCGCCGCCAGCCAGTGACAGGCCAATCGGTGCGTATTCGGTGATTTCTGATCCCGACGGCATTTTGGGGTTTCGCTCCAACAATAGCGGAGACTTCACGCCAGAAGTTCGGGGTGTTGGTGCTGTCGCGCAAATAGCAACGACATCCGGCGGGTTGCTGGTTGTAGACAGGGACGCCGAAACTTCGCTGACGACCTACGATGACGGCACAAGTGCCGCGACTCACGCATCTGACGCTACGGGCGACCCGATGCCAGGACTAAACATCTACGTTTTCAATCAAAACCTAGACGGCTCGCCCATTGGAACCGGCTACTACGACGAAACTATCGCCGGCTACACCATTGGCGCGTCGATGAGTGCGGCCCAGCACACGGCGTTTGCTGCGGCTATGACGGCGTTTCAATCATCGCTGGGGAGGACTCCATGACATTGGCCGACATTGAAATGCCGGTGACGTATGCGTGGGGCAAACAGCACGCGCTGCTGTTTACGGCCCAACTTGCCCAGCGACTGGTTGAACTTCACGCACAGCATGGACAGCCAGACTGCCGGGCAACGCCACGCCTCCTGACCGATGGGCGGCTTATGCTGACAGCCGACATTTTGACGGCGACAGTGCCCGGCGGGTATCTGCATGAAATGTGGGAGGCGGCTGATAAGTCGATCCTGCTGCCTGCGGTAGAAGTAGTGCCGCTGGCTGATGCGGTGGCCCTGCTGCCTGCCGAGTGACCGTAGACGCACAATGTCCAGCCAGAACAGGCGTAGACTCGCCGGCCCAGGTCGGTAGGATGGCGGGCATGGAATGGATCAGCGTCACAGACCGACTGCCGGCAGAGGAGCAGCGAGTGCTGGTGTGGAGCCAGAGCAACGGCCTGCACATCGCCTATCTGGACTTGTGGGGGCAATGGCGAGATGCCGACCACAATCCCGGCAAAAAGATTGCCCACTGGATGCCGCTCCCAGAGCCGCCGACTGACCGTACATAAAGAGTCAACAGAACCTGTAGAAAAGTGACAGGTTCTGTGTACCCGGCTACTAATACGTTTGCACAACACATCAAAAATGATATGTGTCCCATAGCGACATTCCGATTCCGCCTCCCCGAGGAGCAAGGCGATTTCGACGCCGCCCGCCTGGGACAGGCCGCGCTGTCTGCACTGTGGGAGATCGACCAGCACTGCCGCTCGCTGCTGAAGCACGGTGAACCCAGCGACGAGACCCGCAGGCTGGCCGAGGAGATTAGGGCGATGCTACCGGCGGAACTACTGGAGGCGTGATGGCCGGCGGTGCCTTGCGGCGAGCGATAATCGAAGCCATCCGCGACCTCCGCGACCGCGTGGAGGCGTTGGAAGAGTCGCCCTACACGCTCTGCGAGGCGGCACCGCTAGAGCGGCCACCGTGCGTGGCAATTGGCCCGCGTGGCGGCTGCCTCGTCACGCCGTGGCACGCTGTCCACGCTTGGCACTATCGGCTGACGCCGGGCGACGTGGTGACCTACGAATGGGGGCAGCGCACGGTGGTGAGCGTGGCCCAGGTCGCCAGCACCGACATCGCCATTGCCACGCTGGACGCCGAGGCCGAATGCGAGCCGGCGAGACTGCTGCCGTGGGATTGGGCGGTCAGCCTGCGGACAGATCGCCAGGGGAAGCATCTCCGGCGGCCGATACGCTGCCTGGGCACACGGGCCGACGGCACCGTGCAAGAGGCGACGTTGCGGGTGCTGGGCGAGAACTACGCGGCCCCCGGCATCTGGGCGAGCGGTGACAGCGGGCAGCCCGTCTGGCTGCCCATGCCCGAGCCGGTGCTGATCGGGTGCCACCTCTATTCAGGCTACGGCCCGGCAGTACACCACTACTGGCGGGAGATCAGCCGGGTAACGGCAGAGTTGGGCGTTGCGCCAACAGAGGCGGTGTGGTGATTCCCGTTGCCGGGGTGCCTCCCGGCGGGCAATAGGAGGTATGCCCTACCTCACCTACTTCGACCTAGTCGAATCGCTTATCATCGCTTCCTACGGCGGCCCTCAGGACGCCGAGCAGCGGGACATCCGCACGGCCGTTCACAGGGCCTATGACGAGGTCACAACTGCCAGGGATTGGCAGTACTACAGCGTCCACGGGCGGGTCATCACGCTTGCCCCGGCCACAGCCACCCTGGCAGGCGGAACCGACCTGTCCCAGAACCTCCTGGAAACCGCAGCCGGTCTCCCATCCGGGGACTATAGCCACGTCAGGATTGGGGACCGGATCGCTGAGATCGTTTCTTCCGCTGGAGGAAACACTTTCTGGACTCTCAGCAGCTCCGTGACATTCCCGGCCGGCTCAGTGTCGTCCGGCGACTCTGCGACTTTCTACAAGACCGTCTACCCGCTGCCGGCGGACTTCCGGAACCTAGACGAGCCGTCAGATGAGCTGAACTGGTGGTCCGGGCTATACGTCACCCCGGACCAGGCTATGAAGATGGAGCGGGTCAGCAACAGCTCTGGTGAACCTCTCCACTGGACTGTCATCAAAGACCCTGCCAGCACTGGGTGGGCCCTGAAACTGATCGGCTACCCGACCAACGTCCAGACCATCGACTTCACCTACCGCCGGACAGCCCGGCAAATCCGCTGGAGCGGCCATGAGACGGCAGCCAGGGCGGGGACGATTTCCAGGACGGGGGCCACAGTCACGGGAGACAGCACGTCGTTTGCCGACTCTATGGTTGGCTCTGTCCTGCGGGTGGGCGACACGTCAAATGTGCCCGGATCGCTGGAATCCCTCACGCCATGGGAGTCAGAAACAAAGGTTACCGCAGTCGGCTCAGCGACAAGCCTGACCGCAGCAGACTCAGGGACTATCGCCTCGTCTACCAAGTACCTGATCACTGACCCAATCGACGTGGCTCCGCACATGCACCAGGTCATGGACAGTGCTTCGCAGTATTGGCTGGCGCGGATTCGCAACACCGACATCGAAGATCGCCTTGGCCTTTACCAAAGAGACCTGCGGCTGGCCATGGAGCGGGATCAGCTTGCTCCGATCTCTGGTCGGTCCAGCGAGGTCTGGCATGACGGCGGCTGGACGAGCCCGCTGGAGGCGGACCAGGGATGATCCAGATCACGCAGTTCAAAGGCTTGGCCACAAATGTGTCGCCCTACTCAGTCGCACCGGCAGCGGCGGTAACGCAGGTCAATATCCAAGCCTTAGTCCCCGGCCAGTTGTCTGTTCGGCCGGGCCTTACTACTTCGTCCTACACATCTGTGACGCTGGGAAGCACAAGCTACAGCTTCTTCAACGGCCGTGACGGCGCGACGTATGGCATTAACGGCCTCACGCGGGGGATTCGGATCACCGACACCACCACAGTTCCCATCGGTGTTCAGGCCCCGGCAGCGGCTGCTACGGTTGCGAAGCAAACAACCGGCACCAACCGCGTTGTGAAAAGCATCTACATGGTCAATGAGGGGGCTGGCTACTACAGCCCGCCCTCCGTGGCCGTGTCCGGCGGCGGGGCCACGGTCGATGCCACAGCGAAAGCGGAGCTGCGGGATGGCCGTATTTCTGGGATTCGCCTGATCACCCGTGGCGAAGGGTACACAGGCACTCCCGAAGTCACCATCTCCGGCGGGTTCCCTTCTATGCCCACCCTTCAAACAAATCTGAACTACTTTCTTTCAGAGATCAATGTCGCTGCGGGCGGCGCTGGCTACACCCAGAACGCCACCACCTCTCCTTCCGTTGTCATCACTAATGCAACTAGCGCCTATGCCGTCCCATCGGTCAACGAGCGGGGCGAGATTTCCGGTGTGTCAATCCTCTATGCCGGGCAGTCGGCCCTCACGGAAATCACCGCAGCGATCACTGGCGGCGGCGGGGCTGGGGCACAACTGGAAGTCAGTCACCTGTATTCCGTGGCATCAGTCACCGTGACTGATGGCGGCTCCGACCATGCCACGCCACCGCTCATTACGTTCCGGGCAGATGAGGGCGGTGGTGCCGTTGCCACTGCGTCAGTCACGGGCGGCACCGTGGACGCCGTCACCGTCCTAAGTGGCGGCCTGTATGTCTCTGAGCCCGAGGCGATTGTGGCCGACACTGCCGCTGCGGCCGTTGCCGAGGTGGATTACCCGGCCCGCGGGCAGTACCTCTGCTGCCATCGCTATGTGGACGACACCACCGACCCGGATGCCCCGTCGAACATATCGGAGCTAGTGGAAATCGACGCTACCGAAGGCGTGACGGCGTTCGCCTGGCAATGGGACGCCCCCGCAGACGCACGGGTAACGCATACAGAGTTGTGGCGAACAACGGCCGACCAGGGCGTGGTCCTGTACCGGGTGGCAAGGATTGCTGTCGGAACTACTACCTACACAGAGTCTCTGTCAGACGAGCAACTGACCGACCCCGACCGGGACGGCTACGCACTGATGCCGATCACCCTCCCTAACGGGCAGCTTAATGCCCGCAGGTTTGGCGTGCTTCCCTCCGAATACTCCGTGGGCGTCATCTTTCAGGACCGGGCCTGGTTCGCCGCAGACAGTACCGGAGCCAAGCCCAACAGCCTGCTGTTCTCGGAGGTCAACGAACCTGAAAGCGTGCCTGCCGAAAACGAACTGATCATCCAGGAAAATGCCGGCGTCCAGGACAGCATTGTCGCACTCATTCCGCTGGCATCGCAGCTTCTGGTGGTGCAGACTGAGCATCTCTACTCCCTGAGGTACGTCGCCCAGCCCGTCATTGATGCGTCCATCAACCTTGCTGTGTTCCGCGGAATCCTCACCCGGAAGTGCTGGGCCACCATGGGCGGGGTAGCCTTCATCGTTGACAGCTTTGGGATGTACGCCTTCGACGGCAGCTCAGAGTCTCCACTGTCAGCGGCCGTGGACAACTACTGGCGGGACGGGATTATTGACTTCTCGCAGTCCGCCAAGTTCCATGTCTCCGCCAACCTGGCTGACCGCGTCGTCCGGTTTTTCTATTGCCGCAGCACCGACTCTACGCCCGTCCGCGCCCTGTGCTACTGCGTCGGCACGCAGGCCTGGTGGGAGGAGGAGTACCCGGAGGCGATTACCGAGACTACTCACGCCACGGTCGGGTCTCGCCGCACGGTGGTCTACATGGCCGGCGGTACACCCAAGACGCTAGAGCCAGGAGTCGGTGATGGCGGCTCCGCTATCTCCTGGCAGTATCGCTCTGGCAACCTGCCCCTGACGGCCGAGCCAAACCGTGCCGTAGGCGTCCTGTACACCCCAACGACGGGGGCATGCGACCTAAAGCTCCGGCTTCACTACAACGGCAGCACATCCCCCAGGCAGAACGCTGTGGCCAGCGACAGGGGGTCTGGGTTTACGACAGCCACTGGTTCGACCGAAGCCGTCCTGGACATGGACTCTAGCCGCAGCGGCCTTGGCAGTGCGGTGGGTTACGCCGAGGCGCATTACGCCGGGAGGATGGACCCCCGTTCTTCTGGTGGTGACCGGCACGTCGCCGTTGCGATGGCCGGCACCCAGGGGCCGACGCCCGTCGTCATTCACGGAGTCACCGTAAGCGGAGTGGCCGGCTGATGTTCACGCAAGCCATGCCGGCAGCATTCCCGGCCTTTGCCGCTGGGGTGCCTCAGTCGCAGGTCCAGCCCCTAGCCCAGGCCTTCGGCAACTGCCAGCTTCCGCTGTCCCACCGGGGCGGCGTCAACTTCTCGCCCCGGATTCCGGCCCATCCATCTGGGATTGCTCCGCCTGGCTCATGGGACCCGTCGCAGTACCCAGGGCTCGTTCCGACAACAAGCAACTACGACCAGGTCGATATCCCCGGCATGACGGTCAACTGGAACGCTGGCAACAGGTATGACAGCGCTTTCTTTTTTCCGACCGACAATCACTTCCTTCAGAACCAGTATTTCGGCGGGCCGCAGGTCAACACCACCAACTTCAACTCTGACTTCATTAGCAACCAGGTGTTTAACGGCGGCGACATGAACGTCGATAACATCAACGTCAACGTCATCAATGGCGGGGGTGTAGTTGGCCCGCCGGGCCCGCCAGGCCAGCCCGGCAGGGACGGCAGGCCCGGGGCTCCTGGAGGATTCTTCCCGGGGCCTATCCCGCGTGGGATTTTCCAGAATCTTGGATATCTAAACGGCATCAATCCCCGCGTGGAGTTTGTGCGCCGGATCGCTGCCCGCCCCCACCAGTACGTTTCTGACGCCAGCGTCCTGCCCTACGAAACCATCGATATCCCGGCTGCACCCATCTCTGGCGGGACAGTATCGATCCAGATGTCCAGCGTGACGATCCCCACGGGGGTGACATTCGACCCCGACACCTGCTCTGTGACGTTTTCTGGCACCACCACGGTCTACGTCAGCACTGCGGAAACGGCGTCCGGGACAATCCACGGGACCCAGGACAACCTAAAAGCCGCGCTTTTCCGCACCGCCGACGCCTCTGGTCTGGCGAGCGATGGGACAAACGGGATTCTGGTGAAAGAGGACGACGAGGGCTTCTTCCGGAACACCGAAAACGTGTTCGTAGCCGCCGAGCCGCAGCTAAAAGGCGTAGTTGTGCTGCGAGATGATTTCTTCGTCAAGCGTTAGAGGACACTCATAGTAGCGGAGAATACTGTGCCACCGACAACAAACTTTACGTTTAGCGGCTCCCCCGAGGCGATAGAGGCTGCCTGGCGGTCTCATCAGGCCACCATGCAGGGTCATGCCGCCGAGCAGCAGGCCAACGCCCAGCGTGATGCCGCCAGGTATCAGGCCCAGGGAAACATCCTGTCCTCGCTGTACCAGCAGCCCGCCCAGTTTGCCAACGCCATGGCGGGGGCATATGGCAACTACAACAGCGGCCTGTCGAACATGGCCACCGCTATGGCCAATGAGCGGGGTGCCATGTATGGCGCAAACGCCATGGCCGAAGCTGCCCGCATGGGTGCCCTTGGGAATCTTGGCTCCGCCAGCCTGGGTGCCTACGGCTCTGCCGCCAACGCCTCCATGGATGCCTGGGCGAGAAACCAGCAGTCATACAACCAGGCCCTGGCGACGGCAGCGGCGGCCGACCAAGCGGGGCTGGCCGGGCTGGGCAGCAGCCGATACGCCGCCCTGAGCGGACTTGGTAATGCCTACGCCGGCCTGGGGCGGGCCGAGATTGCCGGCGGTGCGCTTTCTGGGGCATTTGGCGGTGGTTACATGCCTCCGGGAGGTGGGTTCTCTGCCGAGGGTACGACCGGGCCCATCGCCTCTGGCGGCTACACGGGCATGCCTATGGGCAACCCGGGCGGCGGGATTAGCTACACGCCTGGCAGCACAACAGCCATGGGTCGGCTAGAGGGCTTGCAGGATGCCATCATGTCCCCGGACTACCGGGATGCCCTCCTGAATAACTCAGCCCTCACGCGGCAGCAGCTTGACCGCCAACACTACTCGTCCCGTGACATGCCATCCTCGCAGCTATCTACCGTTTACGACGGGCTCCAGGGCCTGCTGAGAGACGGCACCGATCCGATCATGGCTGGCATGGATCAGTTCTATGGCAACCAGCGATCTGCCGGTTCTCAGTTTATGAGCGGGATGGGTGACCTCCGCGGTCAGATGCAGAGCGGCTACGACTCGTTCGGCCAAAACCTGTCGGACTTTTGGAACCAGTCGCTTGGAAAAGTCGGCTTGTTCGCTAGGAGGTAGACGGTGCAACTGAACTACCGCACAGAACTTCCGTATCGCAAGCCTGTCGGCGGACAGGACCGGGCGAACGCCGCCGCGGCTTTTGCGTCCGCACCGCAGCACAGTCAGTACGGAAGTTCCTACGGCGATTTATCGAAGGCCTATTCCGCCGAGAATGCGGCCAACTTCCAGAAGGGGGCAAATCTCGCCAACTACGGATATCAGTCCGCGTTCGACCAGGCCCAGCAGGACCTTTCCCTGCGAGGCCTCACGGCAATGGCACAGTCGCAGGACCAGCAGCGTCAGATTGAAATGGCAAGGCTCCGCAACATGAACACCCTGCTATCTGGATTAATGGGATAAATGGCTTACACACGCACCACCGCACAGCAGCCTCCCCGGCGGGCACCGACAGCGAAAGTCTCGCCGTCCAAGGTAGCCCAGGCACAGGCTGCCGCTGACCCCCGCTACAACGCCAAGTCTCTGGACCGTCCCGGGTTCTCCCGTGGTGCCGGCCAGATGAACCAGGCTGGCATCCAGGCCGCTCAGAACTACGCCAGCGGAATGGCAGGTGCGTACTCCGACTACCTCCAAGAAGCAGACCAGGAAGCCGGCAGCAATCTGTCCTACGACCGATCCCGGGAGCAATACTCCCAAGCGTTGCAGTCTCTCCTGACTGATTACAACACCCAGTCCCAGCTTCGGAACTATGAGCGCACTGGCCTTCTCTATGGACTCTACGGGGATATAGCGAGATGAAGATGGACTTGGACCTTGACGAACTCTTGGAAGGCATGACCCGCGATGGCATGCGGAAGTTCGTTAAGAAGCTGATCACGGCCAGCGAGCAGGAGGAGCGGGAGATGCTCCAGAGTTTGACTAAGGAGTCGAATGACCTCGCTGACCTGACAGAAGAGAAGCGCGGCAAGCCCAAAGAGATCGACATGGACGCCGAGCCCACCAGAAAGAAGCCTGAATGAATCCCCAGCCAAACGCCGTCAACGCTTTCCTGGCGCGGCTGGCCGCGCAGCAGCGCCGCCTGGCGGCCCGTGGCCGTGGCCTGAAGTCGGTCGATGCGTTGACTCCCGCCCAGTTCAATCGCCGCATCCGGGCGCAGATGCCGCCCCAGGTGGAAGAACTGCCCCTGGCGGACCAGCTTCTCCGCAATGATCGGACCAGGGCTCTGGTCAACAACCGCCTGGACCGCCTTACTCCTGAGCAAGAGATGCGGTCGCTCCCGGCAATCTCCCGGGCCTATGAGGACTACCAGCGGCAGGCCCGCATGGGAGAAGAGGCCGCTCGCCTCCAGCGGAACAGCATGATGTCTGACGCTGCCGTGCCACTGGCTGCGGCCCTGGGGGCTGGTGGTGTGATGATGGCGGGATCGAAGCCGGAAGAGGTGGCCGAGGAGCCGCTGACGCTGGACGACATCGCCGTCCTGGGTGCCGCCGCCCAGGCGATGGACCCGGCTGACGCCATGCCTGTTGATGAGATCGACCTTGGCGACTTCTCTGGCCGGTTCCAGGACGAGTACCGCACGGAGGAAATCCCCACTCCGCTGAACGCTGTATCACAGGGCCTTGCGGACTACGCCTCCAGGATGATGGATTCACCGTCCACGCTCCTCGCCAGCGACTTAGTGGAGCCGGAGGTTGGGATTGACGAGTCCGACTACGACACAGAAGGCCTCGCAGAGATGATCCTGGAAGCCATGGATACCCCTGTCGTTCCAGGCATCGAAGGTCTTATGGACGAGTCCGTTACCATGCTGGACGACGGGGTGGACCTTGGAGAACAAGGCTTCCAGGGGGCCAGCGAAGCTGACATGGGCCGTGGCCTGACGATGGACGACCTCGTCCTAGAGCGTGACAACACGCCGCCGCGTGAGTCTCCGCCCGACCGTGATCCCTACATGACCAACGCCCAGAAGCGAACCGTCCAGGTTTTGATGAACGCCGGCATCCCATCAGAGCGAGCCGGCCGGATCGCCCGGGGCCAGGCTTCGCTGAGCCCGGCAGAGTACCGCATGGTGACAGGAGGCCGCCGATGAGTCGCTTGACCCTCACTCCCGGCATGGAGAGCCGCCTGGACGGCGCTCCCGGCGTGGACTTTGAGCAAGAGGAGATGGAAGCCCTCGCTGCTTACTACGTCTCGCAGGGCATGAAGCCCCGTGAGGCTGCGGCCCGTGCCGAGGCTGAGATTGATGCACGGAAGGATGCGGCTGCTGCCCGTGAGGCAGGCCTTGCTGATGCCAGCCGGCAGCGTCAAGAAGCCTGGGACATGGCCGGAACTGATCAGCGGCCCACCGACGTGATGGAGGCAGAGGCGGACTATGAGCGTGGCCTTGCCGCAGAGATGGCTGGTGGCTACCGACAGGACGGCCCCATCCTTCGGCCCGGCACGGAGGCCTTCGCAGCCCGTGACCGGATGATGGCCATGGAAGGTGCGCCGTTTACCCGCGGCCGATCTGAGGACCCCATCGATGACGATGTGGCCCTGCGACAAGAATATGAGCGCCGCTTCGGCCGCCCGCCTCGCACGCAGGAAGAGGTTGATTTCGCCCGCACGCTGATGGTTGACGATTTCCAGACTGCCGGCGGGCAGCGGAAGCGTTCCCAGGCTCCAGGACGCTGGGGCAGCCAGCAGCCGTTTGAATCGCAGCAGCAGATGGACGCCTACGAAGCGTCTTCTCCGGGCCAGCCGTCGCAGCTAGAGCAGGACATGATGGCTTCCGATACGCCTATGATCCTGGAGAATAAGCCGGGAGGCGCTGGTCCGCAGATTGCCGCACCGACCCCAGCCTTGCGGACGGGCGATTTTTCGGGTGCCTCGCCAGCAGAAACGCTTGGGATCGCACAGCAGATGCTGAGGACCCCGGTCGCCGGGAGACGGCCTCAGCCAATTCCGCAGGCCGGTGTTGCGAACGCGGCTTTCGGTGAGCCGCCACGCCGACCTGACCTAGAGGCGCGTGGCTACGTTCCAACACTCGTTGACGGTCCCTCCGGCCCGCAGTACGCCTACAAGCTCTCGCCAGAGGCCCATGCCGAGGCTACCAGGAAGCGAGATGCCTTCCTGTATGAGCAGCGCGTGGACCGATTGGCCCGGCGTGCCGGCGTGCCTTACCCAGACGTGGACGAGACTCTTCCGCTCCCGGAAGAACTCCAGGGCGACGACGACATGGCGATGCGGCAACTAAAGCGAGACGCCCGCCGCGGCTACGAAGATCGCAAGGCCGCGCAGGTTGCCAATGCCCGCCGCATCCAGACCGAAAACGCGCAGATGAACAGCGGTCAGCCTGGTCTCCAAATGCAACAAATGGACCCTGGGTTTCGGCAGGTCATGCTGCTTGACCGCCTGACGCAGGGGCGGCGGGGTGGGGCTACGCCGCTGGATGTTCAGGCTGCCCAAGCGGGATTTGAAACCCGACGATGGCTTAACTCTGGCTTCAACGACGGGACGGAAGGGCAGGCCCTTGCGTGGCAACAGCAAGAGATGGCGCGCAAGCAACAAGAGCTTGCTTACAAAACGACTGACGAGTGGGTGGCCACCCATATCGCAAGCAGACCTGGCAGTGGCGGTAGCGCATTCACGCCCGAAGGCCGTCAGCGGACATTGGCCTGGGCGCGCAAGACTTTCCCGTGGATGCCTGAGGCGGAACTGATTGCGATGGTGGACACTGTTGGGGCAACTTTTAAACAGCCGGAAGAACGCAAGTCTGAGGTGTCAGAAATGCGAGACCCGTACAGATCACTCCCTCCCGGAACGGTTGCACAGTAATGTCATTGCCATCCCTACCACCGCTGCCAGGGATTGGCGAAGACATCTTTGGCGTAATCCCAGTTACCCGCAAGCGCCGCGTCGAAGACGCCATCCCGGAGGATGAGAAGGACTCCATGCTCCGGGAGTTGGCCCAGCGGGGAGCGTCTGGGCTGTCTGCCGTTGGGTGGCTCCTGGACACGCCCGGTGCCATCGTCCGGGGGCTTCTCAGCGAAGGCCCAATGAAGGGCTTGTCGGCGCTTTGGGAGACCTCCGACGAGCGCGTGACCGGCCGGGAGTTGCTGAGGGACTACGGGCTGGTTAGCGGTGAGGACAACTACGGAAACTTTGGCGGCGGCCTGGCCGCAGAGATTCTCCTAGACCCGCTGACCTATGCTTCTTTCGGCCTGGCCCCGCTCCTTGGCGGTGCAGCCAAGACGGCCGCCGGCCGAGCCGCATCAAAGGCTGGCCTGCTCACGGACGACCTTGGGCTCTTGGCACGGGAAGCCAGCAAGCGGTCAGGAAAAGAGATCGGTCGCAATCAGCTTCTTCGCCAGTCGCCAAGTGAACTCATCGACCTACTGCCTGCCAACCTCCGGGCGGATGCCAGGGAGCGTTTCCTGCGGGCCGCGGGCGACAGGGCCGACGATCTCTTGGGCCAGTCGCTGACCGCCAGCAACCGGGTATCGATCCCGTTCGTTGGCGAGTGGGGCGTGGACTTCTATGGCAAGCGAGGCGGCGACCTCCTTGCCAAGGGTGCCGACAAGATTGGCGACACGCTCCAGTACGGCCGCCTCACTGGCCCAGCCGTCCGGGCCGCCCAGGCCATGTTCGACACCAAGTTCATGGGCTTCAGCGACGAGGCTGATCGGTGGATGGCAAGGCAACTGACGCAGTCTACAAAGGACGCTGCCCGCGTTGCAGACAGGGAACTGTCGGAGGCCCTGGTCAACACCGCCCGCAATGTTGGCGAAGACACCTTCCGCTCTCAGGGCTTCCGGTCTGCTCTGAGGGACGTGCTGGAAGGCCGACCGCTAGACCAGTTGTCGGATGAAATCCGCCCTCTCTTTGCGCCGGGCGGTGGGGCGGAAGGTCTCATCGACTTTGCCAAGGGCGAGACCCGCCGAGCCATTGACGCTGCAAGGGCACGGGGCATTCCGCTCACAGACAGCAAACTCCCCAACGACATCGAATACTTTTTGCGGCAACGTGTCACCCCTGATCGCCCTGTCTACCCCGCCGGAGCAAAAGGCAGGCGGGGCCGCGGGTACGCCTCTGATCCCAGGGTTGCGAGCGTTCTGGGCGAAGGGCGTGGCCGCCGCGGCTACACCAGGGCTTTCCCTGCAAGGGTCATCGACGCCATGGCCAAGGACGGCGCGCTGCAAGAGGCGCTCCGCAACGCGCCTGATATTGCCGAAACCGGCGCAACTGGCTCATCCATACTGAAGAAGTGGCTGGCCGACAATGCCAATGAGTTCGCAGACCCGTTCGCTTATCTGCGAACAGGGAAAGGCTTTGCTGCCGAGGCCGCTGCCGCTGAGGCTGAGCAAAAACTGTTTACCGACCTGGCGGACACGCTCCGCAACCTGCCAGAAAACTTTGCCCGAGATCAACTGCCATTCTACGGAGACGCGGTCAACGACATCCAACGGTATGTCCGGTCCAGGAGGCGATCCGAAGCCACCGCCGATGTGCTGCTGGATCGCATCCTTGGCGATGACATGCTCATCCGACGCGCCGCTGACGAGGTGGCCGGCGATGAGGTGTATGGCCTGGAAGAAGCCCTGAAGCTACTGGGATTCGACACTAAGCGGCCAAAGCTAAAGGGAGGGCGGGAGGGCGTGTCGAACGCCACCAATGCCGTCGCCGGCCGGCTCGGCATTTTGCCCGAAGACCTTGCCAATCTGTCTGTCCGTAAGGCCGACATCGACCGTCTGAACCAGCGCATCCTGGGCGCACGCAACCCCCGTGAACTCGGCCCGCTGATGAAGGCCGTGGATGACTACACCAATGTGTTTAAGTCGCTGGCCTTGCTCTACCCAAGCCGCTATTCCCGGGACAAGTACAGTGGCTCCTTCGCCTCTGCGATGAAGAGCGCCTTCAGCCCTACGGATGAGGTCGCCGCCTACAAGATCGGCAGGGGTGACTACTCCTGGATTCCAGGCCGCGTCAGGGACCTGCCGGAATACCAGGCACTGAACACGCCTGCAAACCTAAACGCCCTTCGCTCGCTTCCTAAGTACGCGGACGCGACGGACCAGGAACTCCTTGACGAACTGATGGTTCGCAAGTTCCTCACTGACGCTGGGGCCGAGGGGGTCCTGGGGACCAGTGTCGTTGACGACCTGGGTCGGCAGGCCGGCAACCTGAACATGCAGACCAACATCCCGGGACTGGGGGGCAACTACACCGCCGGCCTGGGAGCGAAGTTCCGGCCAGGAAGCTGGGCGTTCTGGAATCCATTTAGGGTCCGCGGCAAGAGCGGTTCGGACAACTTCCTGGTGGCCGCTGGGGACGCCGCCGCCCAGACCACTGACACCATGAATCGTCTGGGAGCGTACCTGAATCGCATCCGCAAGGGCGACGATCCCCGCCAGGCAAAGGCGATTGCTGACCTGACACAGGTGGACTATCGCCCCCAGGCCTTCACAGAGTTTGAACGTGAGTACCTGAAGAGGCTCATTCCGTTCTACTCCTACACCAAGGGCATCACGCCGCTGGTAGCTGACCAGCTTGTCAACAAGCCGGCCGGGCTGATGGGGCAGTCGATCCGGGCGATCAACCGGGCCGGCGAGCCAAGCGAGGACCGCTTCACGCCTGAGTATCTTCGGCAGTCCACGTCGATACCGCTTGACGAGAGCATTCCATTCATTGGCCAAAGCAACCCCGATCTGACGCGGTTTCTCACCAGCATAGACTGGCCGTATGAGGGCCTGCTGAACCTTTTTACGCCAGGCGTCAGCAACAGTGTGGTTGGTTCAGTTGGCGACTCCATCATGAAGACCGGCCAGAACATTCTTGGCCAGAGCAACCCGCTGATTAAGGGTCCGCTGGAGTACATCCTTAACCGCCAGTTCTACTCAGGGCGTCAACTGAGCGACCTCTATTCCATGCTGGAGCAGGACATCGGCCCACTTGGCAGGACGATAGAGCAGATCGGCGTCAACTTGCCAGGTGGGTCACGGGTGCTTGGGCTCATCCGCCAGGCCCGAGACAACCGGCTGAATCCCGGCGAGCGGGCCGCAAAGATTGCCTTCAACACCCTCACTGGCATGAAGTTCCAGGACGTTGACCAGGACCGCGTCCGGCGGCTGGCAGCCCGGACGACGCTGAACGAACTCCTGGACCAGGCCACTGGCATGTCCTCCTATGAGAACTTGTACATCAAGCCAGAGGACCTGGTGAAGCTCTCGCAGGAAGAGCAGCGGCAATACTTGTTGTACAGGGCGCTCCAGGCCGAGGCGGCCCGGAAGGCCCGGGAACGGAAGCAGGCCGAGCAGGACCCGCTGTCAGTCTTCAACATCTAGCACTGCCGGCAGCGGCTCTCCGTTGATGCCGGCCTCCTCTTCATATAGAAGGCGGTCAACGTAGTTCCGTTCGGCCAGTCCTTCAGTGAGGTGGCCGAGGGCATGCTGCGGGCTCTTGCCCATGACCTTGCTATAGGTCGCACAGCTTCGCCGGAGGAACTTGGTGCTGCCGGCCAGGCCCGCCCGCTTCACCACCTTGGCCACCCACTGCTGGATGGTGTTGATAGCAGCGAAGTCACCAAAGACCCGGGCCCGCCGCGGAAGGGCCTTACACGCCAGCAAAGCCTCGTCGGTAAAAACCGCAACGTGCGGGCTTGCAGTCTTGCCCTGGATCAGATACAACCTTCGCCCACGGATTTGCTCCCAACGGATGGCGTGCAAATCTCCCGCCCGGAGGCCCAGGCAGTAGCCGGCCAAAAACCAGGCGACAAGGAAATCGGACTTCGGTAGGTCACGGAAATGACCGCTCTCTGCTCTAGCCTCGTCCACCAGGCAGCGAATCTCGCTCCGGCTCCAAGCTCTCGGAATCGGTCTGGGCACCTTGACTCGGCGGAATCGCCTGTGTATACAGGTGTTCACTCCTTGCTTGGCTGCGTCGTCCATGACGGTTGTGAGCATTCTGCGGTGGTTGGCGACGGTCTGAGGGGAGAGATGAGTGAGCGCCTGCGTGAGGTAGGCATCGACATTGTCTGCTGTAACAGACTCCACATTCCACGGCAATCGGCGGAAAAACACTTCCAACTGCTCCAGGTATCCCGGAGAAGCACCGACTCTGTTAGCGTATTGTTTAGCGTAATCTAGGATAAGCATGGCACACCTTTACTTGCCCCCAAAAAAGGGGTCAGTCAAGAGGGCGGGCAGCTAGCTCAGTTGGCTAGCACAGCCCGTTGTGCGGCGAAGCAGGACACATGGTCCTGCCGTCCGCCCCTCTTGTGGTGTCCACGCTTATCCCAAAAACGGGAGGAAAGCGTGACGACCACTATCTCAGGCTATACGACTGGCTGCATCGATTCCACCAGCGGGACGAAGCTGCTCTTGGACCAAGAGTCCATTGACCTTGCCTACCGTCAGGACGACGGGCACGTCACCCGCAGCACAGCCCACTCAGTCTTCAAGAACGGCGGGCTGGGGCAGGAAATGCTGGACAGCGGGGAACGCCTGTTCACCGGCAACTCAGCGACTGACTTCGGGACCCTGGTTGACAGGGCGATCCCGATGCTGGTCTGCGGCGTGGAATGGGAATCTCTGTACGTCTCGCCGCCTGACGAGGTCCTGAGCAACGGGGCAAGGCGTGGAAAGGCGTACACCGAATGGAAGGACTCCATCGGTAATGCGATGGAAATCTCCCGCTCCGACTCCTGGAAGCTCCGCCACATCGTTGCCAACGTGATGGGCAACCGGGCCGCCCGGGAGATCATCGAAGCCACAGAGGACTGCCAGGCGACGTTCCGCCACACGGACGCCGCCGGCCACAAGCGGAAGGCTTTGGCTGACGGGGTGACGCCCGACTACTTGTGGGACTTCAAGACCACATCCAGCAACTGGTCGCAGCTTTACCGCTCCTGCATCGACTACGGCTACCTCTGGCAAGCCGCGTGGTACGTCGATGCTGCCATGGCCTGCGGCTGGCCCGACCACCAACTGAAGTTTGTCTTTGCCCAGAGTACGCCCCCGTTTGCGGTGCGGGTGTACACGCTCCCAGAGGACCTGGTGCAGCGGGCGAGGCTGGAGATTGCGGTCACGCTGGACCAGATGGCCCTGCGGAGGGAGCTGGGCGTGTATCGCAGTGCGGAGGATGAGGAGGAGATGGAGCTGGAGTTCCCAGCCTGGACTAGAGGAGGACAGAGATGACGATTGCAAGAATGGACTCGGTGCTTGACCACTCGCTCTTTGGGGTGACGAGTTCGACAGAGACCGCAGAGTTGACCGCTGACTTGGCAAAGGCCCAGGCGGAATACCCTGCGATCTCCAAGACCGGCGAGAACAAGTTCGGGAAGTACCACTACCTGACCTACGCGGGAATCTGCGAGGCGCTCAGGGGGCCGCTGACCAAGTACGGCCTGGCCCTGCCTCAGATTGGATTGTCGCACCGCCAGGGCGAGTGGATCGCCACGGGCATTCTCCGCCACAAGAGCGGCCAGTTCATTACCTCGCAGTGCCCGATCTACCTGGGCGTTGACAAGTCTGGCGAGGCGAAGATGGACATGCAGAGCCTTGGGTCGGCGTACACCTACGCCAAGAAATATCTGCTGCTTGGCTTGGTGGGTGGCTGGGCGGAGGAGGACGACGACGGTCAGCGTGTCGCACCCGACAAGAAGGGCGACAAGAGCCTGGAGATCGAACAGGCCGCCAAGCACCAGTTGGACAAGGCAAAGAACAAGGCCGAGGTCAAGAAGATCGTCGGCCTGGTGAAACTCCGGGTGAGTGAGAAGGTTTGCTCGCCCGGCGTATTGGACCGAGTGGAGGCCTATGCGGCCAATATAGAAGGAGGACGAGATGGCAAGTCTGAATAGCTGTGCGTTCACTGGCAACCTGACCCGTGACGCCGAGAGCAAGGTGGTTGGAGAGAACGAAGTCGCTTCGTTCCGCATTGCGGTCAATGGCCGGCGGGACGAGACGCTCTACATCTCCTGCGACATGTGGCGACCTGGCGGGGTGACTGAGTACCTCACCCGCGGCAAGCAGGTTGCCGTGAGCGGCGAACTGAAGTGCCGCCAGTATGAGAAGGACGGCCAGCAAAAGGAGTTCTGGTCGCTGGACGTTCGGAATCTTGCCCTGCTTGGAGGCGGGGTCAGGGAGGAAGCAGAGATTCCGGCGTTCTGAAGGATGGCTGAACGGATTGCGTCCCCCGGGGTCCAAGGAGGGCCCCGGGGGGCACAGCCAGGGAGAGGCTGATGAAAGCGAGAGACTACCAGCAGGAATGCTGCGACCGGCTCATCGATGCGATGGCAGTTGGTCACAGGTGGATTCTTTGCACGCTGTTCACCGGGGCTGGGAAGACCGTGATCTTCTCGCTCCTGGCCAAGATGCTGTGCAACAGCAAGATTCTAATCATCGCCCCCATGCGGGAGCTTGTCTGGCAGGCAGCCGACACCGCCGACAGAGTGACGGGCGAGTACACGGACGTGGAGATGGCTGGTGCCTGGGGCCAGGACGGCAGGGTCACTGTGGCTTCCGCTCAGACTCTCCTGCGGGGGAGGTATAAGCGATTCCTGGGGGTGCGTGTCATCATCATCGATGAGTGCCACACCCAGTTCAGCCCGGCCTTCCTGGCCATGCTGCGGGAGTTTGTGGAGGCTGGCGGCTATGTGATCGGCTTCACCGCCACGCCGTTCCGCATGGACGGCAAGCCGCTGATGGAGGTCTATGAGCATGAGGCCTTCCATATGGCGGCCGAGGAAGGGATCGACCAGGGCTGGTGCGTCCCTCCCTTGGCGAAGATCGTTCGCTGCCGGCACTTCAAGATGACTGATGTCAGGGTCACTGGGGGAGACTTCAGTGCCGCCGACCTGGACCTGATCATGGGGGCCGCGAGGCCACTGTCTGAACTGTGCGTGACCATCCAGCGAGAGCGCAGAGGCGCGGCCATCGCCTTCCTCCCCGGTGTTGCCAGCGCCCGCGCTCTCGCTGAGATGGCTCCCAAGTACGGCATCAACGCAGCCTTTGTCTGCGGTGACAAGTCGATCCAGCCTGAGGAGGAGCGAAACCAGATCATCGCCCGCTACCGGCAAGGCGACCTGGACCTTCTGTGCAACTGCCAGGTTGCGACCATGGGCTTCGACGCTCCGATCACGGAGACGATCTTCATGGCCAGGCCGACCAAGAGCCTGGTCCTCGCCCTGCAAATCTACGGGAGGGCGATGCGTCCACTGCCTGGGGTGGTGGATGGCCTGGAGACCGCCGAGGAGCGGCGTGCTGCCATAGCCGCCAGCGACAAGCCGCACTTCCGGATCATCGACATCACCGACAGCGTGGCCGACCACCGTCTGGTGACTGCTGTGGACATGTTCGTCAAAGAACCAGAACTCCGGGAGTTCGCCCGCGAGGCTGCCGGCGAGGCCGACGAGCCGATGGACGAGGCCGACCTGCTAGCCCAGGCCGCCGAGAAACTCCGCAAGGCCAAGCTGATCGAAGAGGGGCTGCGGGCGTTACATGGCCAGGCAGAGGCTGAGTTACATGCCGAGGAAGTCAACATCCGCGGCCAGAAGAAGGACATCGCAGATTACAAGGTGCCGCTACGGGGGCGGTACGCGGGCAAGCGAATGAGGGACGTACCAGATGGCTACATCGACTGGGCACTCAGGCAGCCAACCATCCGAGGCTGGCAGCGAGGTTACTTCCGGAGAGAAAAGGAGAGACGCACTGCTCTCCAGCACGCTTGACGAGATCACGCGGCTTCTTCACGTCGAAGAGGCTTTTCCGTTTGTGGAGGAGGAAGAAGATGAGGGAGAGGGAGAGGCTCACCGGCCTGGAATATGGCGAAGAGTTGCGGACTGGTTCCGCGGGCGTGCCGCTCGCACTGGCACCGACTCTGTATCACAGGGTGGTAAAGAACCGTGAGGGGCTGAAGAAGGTGTCGATCCAGATCGGATTGTCAAAGCCTGTCGCCATGCGGATGTCATACATGCTCCGCAAGCACGGCCTGCCTTCACGGGACCGGCTGATCGCCCTGTCACTGGGCTACCCAGAGCGAACATACCGCCACATCGCCGCAGCCTTCGGCGTGAGCGATGAGGTTGTCAGAGACTGCGACTTGCGGATCGACCGTATCCGCAAGGCAGAGCCCCTCTCCAGTGAGTACTGGGAGGACATCCTAGAGACCGATCTAACGCAGGACGAGATTTACGCTCGGGCTGCTGTAGTGAGGAGGCGTAATGAGCTGGCGCAAAGCGGACTTCTTGCGGGTCCTTGGCGAGGCACACCGGGCCGAGAAGCACTGGGTGGAGACCTGTCGGACTGCTGGGGGGGCTGTGGCTCACGGGAAGAAGCTTGTTCTTCCTAACCACAACCCGCGGAAGGACTTCTGCCCCACGCCCGACTGCGTTGGCCTCGTCGCAATCGAAGTCAAGCTGCGCGGACTGAAGTTCACAGGACCAAAGGATTACCCATATGACACAGTGTTCGTAGATGACGAGTCAGGCCTTAAGAACGGACCACAGCCATGGGCTTGGGTCTTCTTGTCCAAGCCAACCGGAGCCTGGTGCTGGATTTCCGCCCTGGACAGAGACGACTCCTGGGAGTTCCAAGAAATCTGGGATTCGATGCGAGGGTTCAAAGTTAGCACCCTCGTCGCCCCAACCAAGTTCCTGCGACCAGCCGACACCTTGTTGCAGTACCTCTGCACAGAGGACCAACTGCAATGGGTCGATGGCGACATGCAGGCATTCCGCCAGGATGGCGGCGATGGAGAAGGAGATGGAGAGGCTAAGAGCAATCCTGATCTCTAGCTGGGGATACATACCGGAGTAGCCATGGACCTACTGCAAAACTACGTCGTCGTTCGCATGCCGAGGTGGCGGATGGGCGTCACGCTGGACAGTGAGGAAACCTACCAGCGTGACCACGCCGCCATCCAGGTCTGGGCGGCTAATCACAAGGAAGTTCTGGACGAGCATGACATGGCTGCGGTCGCCAGGATCACAGCCACGCAGTTCCCCAGGATTGTCCGCATCCAGATTACCGACGCGGAAAGCGGATGCGGTTACGAACTTCATCCGGCGATACACAGATGAGCGGTTTGCTTATAATCCTGACCGGCTGCGTCTACGCCTTTGTGAGCTTTGAACAGTTCCTGAAGGGCAACGACGCAATGGGCATCGCCTACGCAGGCTATGCCTTTAGTAACATTGGCTTGTGGATGTTGGCGAAGTGAGGAGGAACCATGTCACTGATAGTTGCAACCTGGCCTAATAACTCTGTGTCCGTTCTGCGGTCGCCTGCTGACTGGGATGCGTTCTGGCTGTTTTCAGCCTTGGATAGTGAAGACAACCCATTCGCTGCCAAGGTGATGGTTGTAAAGGGGCGCTGCCCGCATGTCGGTTGGACCGAAGAGATTGACGAAGAGACGGGGCGGGCTGTTCTGACGCCCTACCCCATCGAAGGGACCCTGATTCCATGGGAATGGCCTGACGACATGATGGAACAGTGGCACGCTTACGTCCGTGGATGTGCCGTGCCGCAGTGATGCTCCAGTTGAATCCGCCGATCCATGTAATGACGCCCCTGGGAGAGGGTGATGCACTGGTAATGATTGACTACGGGCCCCACATTAACACTGTCTGGGGCGTCTGGCTGTTCGATGACGGCCGCTTTAATCACTTCGATAGTAGTGACATACGGATCATGGGGAATGCCATGTACGGCATCCCTGATCCAACCTAACGAACACGCGGTGCCTCATATTCTGGCTTCCTGACACCGCAATAGAAATCAACCAGACGCCAGCCTAAAGAAAGCCGGCCTACAGCCGGAGCGGCGAGTCCGCCGAAGTCAGCGTGGTCCGTGCGAAACTCCAGGCAACGGGCTGGTACTTGATCCAGCAAAAACCCCTACGTCCTGGTCGCAGCCGAGACTAGCCCCATATAAGACGGCACCACGCCCAGGCAAGGACGCCCCCAAGGAGACTCACCCCTTCTCGGCAGGGAAGGGGTCCACGCTATGGCAAGGATGAACAAGCGAGAGCAGGCGGAATGCTGGGAGTGGGCCCAGGAACACCTCTCCTGCGCTATCTGCTGGTGGCCGCAGAGCGATGGCCGGCGTGACCTGCACGTCCACCACATCATGTCCGGCTCCGCCCGCAAGCATGATGTCAGGAACTACTGCCGACTCTGCTCTCGCTGCCATGACGTTCTCCATGCCGGCAAGGTAGCGGGGAACTTCCCGCCGATATACAATAGTACAGTGCTGTGGGCGAAGCAGCAGAGCGATCCCGAAAACTATGACCCGGTGTACCTAGCCTCGCTGCGGCATAAGAAGCACCTGGGTTATGAGCCAGAGGAGCCAGACGAATGGTATCTGCTGGAACGCCAGACGAATCTGACTTCCGGGAGGAAACCCTGATGGAGGTCCTCGCTGAGTTGAACCCTGATGCCATGGCCGCAGACGGGTTTGAAGACGCCGCCATTGGCTACACGCTGAACCCATTCCATCGGCATGTCCTGGTCTACGACGCCGACCATTGCCTGGAAATCCTGGAGAAGGACGGCATGTCTCCTGAGGAGGCCGTGGAGTGGTTTGAATACAACACGCTGGGTGCCTATGTCGGGCCGGATGGCCCCCTGTTTGTGAGGGTCCTGTGAACCAGCGGGAGAAGGGAAAACGCGGCGAGCGCCAGGCTGCGGAGGCGATCCGCTCTGCCCTGGGAATCTCCGCCCGGCGGGCCCAGCAGTTCTCCGGCGAAGGCTCGGCCGACCTGGCGGTGGACGCTGATGGCGTCCATTGGGAGGTGAAGTTTGTGGAGCGAGAGAGCGTCCGTGCCTGGATGCGGCAGGCCATCCGTGACGCCCAGGGCAATGTACCTGTGGTCCTGCACCGAAAAACCAAAGAGCCGTGGTTGCTGACGGTGCCCTTGGAGCGGGCGTATGAACTGTTCATCCGACTGGAGGAAGCGCGTGGTCCAGAGGTTCCGGCGGTGGGCGAACCGGAGGTTCCCGGTTCCGTTCCCCCTCCGGTACTACCTGAGGAGCCCTGACAAGCTCCCGGAGATGCACGGCTACTTTGACTTCGACGAAGACGAGCAGAGAGGAATGATTGTCCTGGCTAACACGTCTAGCCTGGACGTTTTGGTTGACACCCTGTGTGAGGAGCTAGCACATGCCAGGACTGCCCACCTTTGTGACGGGGAGGAAGACCCCCACCACCCCACCTTCTGGGCCGAATACGGAAGGATCGTCAACGCCGCCAGAGAGCGGACCTGGTGATCCGTACCGGGCGATCTGTGATGAGTTGTACGCCCTACTAACGCGGAAGCGTGGCTACTACGGCTGCGGGGAGGACCCGCTGGAGAACGCCCTGGGCGTGAAGGACGACGGCATCGATCCGACCCGTTATCAGGTCGCCAGGATCGGTGAGAAAACCCGCCGGCTGAGGGCGCTTGAAGAGACAATATCTATCCAGAAGACACTCTTGGATATAGCCGGCCATGCGGTGGTCGCCGTGGCCTGCGAGAGGAGAAAGAATGTACGCAGATGCCCCCCTTGCAAAGGCAAGTGACTCCCAGTTCTTTGGGCCGAAAGTCCTTGTGTTCCTGGACGCTGCCGCCGAGAAGGCCAAGGACGGCCTTACCTGGTCTGAGTTTGGCGAGTTGATGCTGGCCCTGGTCCGGCTGTCCATCACCACCCTGGACGCCGTCAACCAGATGACCGGGGCGGAGAAGAAGGAGATGGTGGTGGAGGCGGTGGCGGCTCTCTTCGACCGCCTTGCGGACAAGGCCATTCCGCCAGTGGTCTGGCCAGTCTGGCTCCTGGCTAAGCCGTCCATCCGGGCCCTGATTCTGTCGCTCACGGCTGGTGCGGTGGAGGTCCTTCTTCCGATGGTGCGCTCATGATGACGATCATCCTGCTGCTGCTGGCCGGCGTGGCGTTGGCCTGGCCCTGGATCAAAGCGAACTACCATGAGTTCAAAGCACCGGACTCTCGCCATCTTGCGGCAGTTGCCCTGCTGGCTGCGGCGGTCTGGTCCTACGCAGGCCGGTCTCCGGCCCCCACTCCTCCGCCGCCGGTCGGGTTCAACCTGACTGGGAAGTTCGTCGGGCCGGACGCTTCGGAGGATGCCGCTCTAGTGGCCGCTCTCTGTGCGGAGTTAGCGAACGAACTGGAATGGGACATGGCCCAGGCGGAGCCGCTCCTGGTCTCCGGGATGGCTTTTGATGAACTCCGGATCAGAACCAGGAAGCTCCTCTGCAAGGGCGAGAGCCTTGGCGAGAAGCATCCCCTGGCCAGGGATGCCATCGGTGCTTACCTGGATTCCCACGCTGGCACATCTGGCGGGCCGATGGATGACGAGACCAAGCGGAAGTGGATCGCTGCTTACCGTGAGGTTGCCAAGGCAGCGGAGTCCGCCCGGTGAAGCCGCATCCGTTCCGACTCTTCCTGGCGGTGGCCGTTGTCTCATTGGCGGTCCTCCTGGCTCTCCCCAAGAAGGAGATGCCAACTGGCTATGTGCCTGACCCGGTGGGTGTGCAGATATTCCTGCGCTCACTGGACCAGCCGTACTTCGCCCAGGCTGGTGCGGATGCCATGGCCAAGGCAACGCACAAGGACACCTTCCTATACCGCCACATGGACCAGGCCCACCAGGCCCGCTATGGGACGCCGTTCAAAGTTGCACGGCAGGGCATTGGAGACTGCGTGTCATGGGGAGCTATGCACGCTGTGTACTGTGCTGAGAGCGTAGACTGGACCCAGGGCCAGCGTGCCGACCCGCCCCTCCTGCCTGCGTCTGAGCCAATCTACGGCGGAGCCCGCGTAGAAGCCAGAGGGAAGCCAGGCGACGGTGCCCGCCCGGTCGGCGGGTACAGCGATGGTGCCACGGGCTGGGGTGCAGCGAAGTGGCTGAAGGACTGGGGGGTGGTCTACCGTGAGCCCGTGGTTGGGCGGGACCTGACCACCTACTCTGCAAGCAGGGCTAAAGAGTACGGAGCCTACGGATGCGGCGGGCAGGGCGACAACGGCAAGATGGATGCTGAGGCCAAGAAGCATCCCTGCAAGCATGTCGTTGCAGTGAAGACCTGGGAAGAGCTGGTCGCAGCGGTGACTAGCGGCTACCCCGTGACCATCGCATCCAGTGTTGGCTTCAATACCACCAGGGACAGTGATGGCTACTGCCGTCGCTCGGGGGTTTGGATGCACCAAATGTGCATCATCGGCCTTAGGTTCCAAGAGAACGGCAGCCCCCGTGATGGTGCGCTGATCATCAATAGCTGGGGCAACTATGTAGGGGGTGGCAAGTGGCCAGACGACATGCCAGATGGATGTTTTTGGGCAGAGAAGAAGGACGTTGAATCGATACTAGGACAGGGTGACTCGTATGCAATCGGCTCAATCGACGGTTTCGACTTCCGGGAACTGGATAATGGCGGCTGGCTCGCACAATAACCGGCCCGTCATCATCGCCTTGGTGGTCGGCCTAGCGGTCGGATGGTTTGTGTTTGCCGGCTCGGCCACCACGCCGTCCCGCAAAGACGACCGGCCCTTCCTGAAGTGGGTGGCCCGTGCCGCCAAGAACCTGCTTTGGATTGCCTTGGTTGCGGAGGACCCGCCGGAAGAGTTGCAGCCGGTGAAGTCGGAGGTTGGTGCAGACGGCTATGTCATGGTTGACCACACGCGGGGGTGGTGAGATGTGGCGTTTATTCATCTGGTTCCTGACTTGGTTGTCGGCTGATCCCAATGACCTGGACATTGCACACGCCCGCTCGGCAGCGGCTATCTCTGCTGCTCGGGCCAGCATGAGCCCCACGCGGGGATGCTGCGGGGAGTGCGAGAGCGGCGTGATCACTCACCCTGACGGGACCACCAGCATCTGCCCTTGCCCGGAAGACTGTGCGTGCAAGGAGTGCAAGGAGTGCCGAATCGACTGACGCAACGCCTGATGCGGGTCACCGCCACGGACGGTGAAGAGTATTGGGTCTACCAGTATGAGCCGGAAGACTGGCGGCTGGCTGTCCGCAGGGTGATGAAGGACAGGCGGCGCAAGAAACTGCCGGTCATGGCGGCGGCGGGCCTGATCAAGATCATTGTCGAAGAGGCGGACGAGTGAAGCGATTGACCAAGAAGCAGCAGGCCCTGGTGACTGAGTACCAGGAGATGGTCCTGGTGATCGCCCGTTACTTCGTTCAGAATCGTCCGGGCTGGCAGCGGGCCGCACTGATTCCTGACCTGGAAGGCGAGGGGTATCTGGCTCTCTGCAAGGCCGCCCGCACTTACAACAAGGACAAGCTGCCCTACCCCAAGAGGTACTTCGCCCAGGCCATCCTGAATGCGATGCTGAAGTCCATCCGGAAGCTGACCCGCTCTCCCGGGGAGAGGGTTGGCATGGCCATGGCTGAGGCGGAGACCGCCACTACCGATGAGAGGGATGACCTGTCGGAAGCCATCGCTGGGATGGAAGAGCGGGACAAGGCCATGGCTGTGTGCAGGTTTGTCCGCAAGCGACGGATCACCGACCTGGCGGACGAGTTCAACCTGAACGTCAGGTCGGCGTCCCTTGCTTCCCGGCGGCTAGCAAAGCAGCTCTTGGAGCGACTGGGAATCCTAGACGAGCTGCCTGACACAGCGCATGGACCTCGGAGACGGAGTACCAAACGCCCTTCCCCGTGTCAGTCCACTTCTTCCCCGGCTTCACTGTCCGATCCTTCGCAAGAATCCAAGCGATGTCACGGTAAGACTTGCCCTGCTCCTTCAGGTCAAGGACGCGGAAGGCGATCTCTCTCTCAGAATCCAGAGGTTCAAAGCGAGCATCCCGGCCGCGGCCAACCTTCTGCCACCCGAAGGGCCGCGCGCCCCCGTAAGGACGGCCCTGCTTCTTCAGGTAGGCAGCGATCTCCCGGGTCCGCTGGGCGATCATCTCCCGCTCAAACTCAGCGAAAGCGGTCATCTGGTTGAATACCAGCCGGCCGGCAGGCGTTGCCAGGTCGATCCCCAGGTCCAAGATGACGCAACGGACCTGCCGCTGTAGCCATATGTGGACAGTGTCGGCGGAGTCAAGGACTGAGCGGAAGACCCTGTCGGGCTTGCAGAACACAACCGTGTCGCCAGGGTCCAGGATGTCCCAGAGAATCTTGCCCTGGGGGCGGCGGCGCAGTTGAATGGAGCCGGAAACGTCTTCGTCAACAAAAATCTGAGCCAGATGTATGCCCTCCCGCTCTGCGAACTCAGTGATCTTGTCGGATTGGTTCTCACGGGAGTTCGCTTGATCGTCCGTGGATACCCGGATGTAGCCGTAGCAGTTCATTCCTTGCACCTCCCTAGTATGTCTCGCAGCGTTGCCTCTGACTGCTCCCTCCGGGCGGCCCGCTCCTCCGGCGTGTCCGGTCGGTAGTCATCGGGCAACCAGTAACGTGCCACCACGGTGAACCCGTCCGGGGAAGGTATGTCGTCCAGCGGACCCGTGGGCTCTCCGTTGCGGTGTACCTGGAACATGTACACGTTGGAGTACAGGTTGACCTGGTCGTCCGGGTCTTCCATCGCAGGGCCGGCTGGCATCCAGCCGCCTTCCCGCTCTTCTACAGGGATGTAGTAACCGCGGAAGGTGGACTTCAGGATGTCGCCAGTGTTCTTCTCTTCTGTGATAAAGCCGTGGTACTTCAAGACTTCTTCCTCCGGAGGCTCCACCGCGTGCGGCGGAGAAGGTCGTTGATGGATTGCCGCATAAGTTTACGGGACTCTTTGTCTTCTGGCGAGATGCCAGACAGGATAGACAGTGCCGATTCATAGGAAGCAGAACCAAAGATTGAAGACGTGGCTTCAATCCAGGCCAGCGTCAAGGCAGGCAGGACGACGTTGGGTAGGCCGTCTGGGAGTTCCTCGCACCGCTGGAACATGCGTAGGTAAAGGTCCTGGATGTGGTCACGCAGTTCATCCAGCACTTCCATGCTCAGGCCATACATGCAGTCGTCTTGTTTTACAGAGTCAAAGTCTACCACTACTCACCCCACTGTTTCGATGAAGCGTAAAAGATAACACACAAGATAAACGTGCCCAGCAGAAAGTCCATGGCGGCTCCTAGTGAGGGTAAACATGGTCCTGGCAAACACGCTTCAGCATCTTCAGAACCTGGCATGCCTGCGCTGCCTCCACCATAGCGTACTCCTCCATGTCGCACATCATCGACTCGGCATCAAACATCTCCAAGTCACGTTCGACTGCCCGCCGCAGGTAGTCGATCTCCCTAGCATTGACTGTCAGCGTGATAGTCATCTCAGCCTCCTACTGTGATGGTGAAGTGCAGCGGAGCCTGGACGACAGGCCCAGTCAGCCGCAGGACAGGCTTAGCAGCCCGCTTCCTGGTGACCTTCAGCGGTGGCAGGACGATGCCACGCTTCATCAGGCGATGCTTTCTGCCGGCCACCACGCCAAGCGTCACGCCCAGCAGTTGGGCGAACTCCTCCATGGTCAGGCCAGCGTCACGGGCCTCCATGTAGTCCTTGCAAAACTTAGACACGTCGAATCGCAGGGCTTTCATGCTCATCTCCTTGCAAGAAAAAGGAAGTGGCGGGGGGGCTTGGGCTCCCCCCCCACCACACGGCTGAACGGCAACGCACCGCACAGCCGTCAGGGATCAGACCGCCAGCAACTTGCTGCCGACCTCGGCGTCGACCACGCCGTGCAGACGCATGGTCCGCTGCGGCAGGTTGCCGTACTTCTTCAGCACCTCCGTGCAGGCGTTGAAGTAACTCCACAGCGTAGGCTCGGAGAACTCCGGGTGGCTGGGCGAGTCATACTCGTTCAGCACCTCAGAGATCGCCCGTGCCGGCAGGGCATTGGCCCGGTAGGACCGCAGCACCAGGTCATGCAGGTGGGGCAGGCCACGGACCTGCTCGTCCTTGTAGGCTTCGATCCGCTTGGCCTGGTGGCCTCGCTTTTCGATCAGCCGGGCGACACCCTCATTGACCAGGCGGGGCAGTCGGTCCAGCACCAGCCGGCTGTGCTTGGTCTTGACCACCACCTCCGAAGAGAAGGCCAGGTTGTCGCAGACAAACACCCGGGAGCCCAGGCAGAACGACACGGGAAAGGACTTGTCATGGGAGTTGCGAACTCCGATGACGGTGGCGTAGTCCGTGCCGCCGGCCAGGGTGATGGTGCCGAACATCCGCTGCCCGCTGCGGGCAAGAGCGAACTGGCTGTCGGTGATCTTCAGCCCGCTGCCCTGGATGGAATCCTCCACCATGCTGACGACATCGCCGTGAGCGACAGGGGTCCAGGTGTGGGTGGACTCAGGGACAGGGGCATCATCGATCTGGTCACGGGTCACAAGCTCTCCGCCGCAGTGGATCAGCATCGTCATAGCAGTCTCCTTAGCGCAAAAGAAAACCCCGCCGGCACGCTGCCGTCGGGGCAAACAAGGCCGATACCGTACAAGCGTACAGTATCTCTTCGATTAGGTGGTCATCCCTCTCCGAAAATGGCGAGGATCAAACGCACCACCAGCATTACGATCTCCGCAGTCTGGTCATCCATGACCTACTCCTTGGTAACTAGGGGAATCCGTGCAGTCCCTTCCTCCTCATCGATCTCCCAGTGGTGCAACTGTGCCTGGGCCCGCCAGATCATGGCCTCATAGTCCGGGGTGGCGAGCAATCCTGGCACGCCCTCGGAGACCTCACCCGTTATGTGGCCACTCCCATCGATGACGGGCCAGCAGTTCTGCCAGTCGAACGCACCAGATATTGCCTGCCATATAGGGTCACGGTAGTCCAGGTAGGCGGCATCGCCGCACGCCTTGGTGACCGCATCTCGCAACGTGTCATGCTCATGTCTCTCCATCACTCATCTCCCTCCGGGTACACCTTGTCAATCATCTGAATGATCTTCATGGAGTCGGCCATGAAGTCCCGTGCGATCACCCAATCCTCCAGCATCTCCTCCGGGGTCTGGCCCTTCGCTGGCGGCGAGTTCATCAGGTGCTTCTGGTCCTCTATGTGATCGGACAGCACCCACCGCAGGTGACGTAGGTCCTGCTCGTTCAGCTTCAGGGCATGGAACACCATGCCGGACTCCAACTTCTTCTTGGCTTTCTTCTTAGCCATAACTCACCTCCGCTTTTAGGACTCACTGCCCCGCGGGCCATAGCGCCCCTTGTCGAACTCCACAATCAGTTGCTCTCGGATCACAAGCAACGGCTTCAGGTGGTCATCCGCAATCTCACCGCGGTCGATGCGGTCGATCTCCTCGTCAACCAACTGAGACAACACGGCGAACGTGTTGCCGTGGTCGCCGCCGCCAGTGTTATACAGCACCAGGGTGTATACCCGTGGGTACGAGAAACCCACGCCATCGGACTTCTTCTTACCCATCACTCACCTCCTCATGTATCTAGGAACGGAAACTCTTGCCGTGCAAACTCCGCGTCATCATCGGAACCAAGGAGCCCCTGAACCAGCCGGAATGCCGCAAGGCAACCACTGTTGAACCCGTGCTGCCAGTTGGTGTCATCAGACCGCAGCTCCTCCAGGTCGGTGGGCCATGCCGCCTCCACTCTCTGCCGGCCTGACTGGCTGGCAGGTTCATCATGGGTGCTGCGGGCATACCAGACTAGGTCGAAATACTTCTGCTCCCAGCCAGCGATCTCGGCAATGATGTCAGACTTCTTCATGTGGATTCTCCATTGGAAACGGCCTCAGCAACCTCCATCCAGTTGCCTTCTGGATACCAGACTAGGGCCGGGCCTGACCAGTTTTGGTTCAGGCAACCAACGGGCGGGTCGGCCTGGCCAATGCGGTAACTTTCAAACATGCGCCGCACCCCATGCACGCGGCGGAAACCATACGGGCAGCCGAAGAACTGCGCCAACTCAGCAGCCCGCAGGGAACTGGCGCAGCCCGACACGCTGGTGGCGTAGATCATCACTCCCTCCCTTCTGCTGTGGCAATGCTAGGCATTCAATCCCTCCCGCATGGCCTGGATAAGATTAGACGCATCGCCCAAGGTGGCAGAGGCGCTGTCGTTCTCTAGTGTTTCCGCGACGGCATCAAGCGTCGTCTCAATGTTCCGCAGAGCAATAGCGATCTCCTCAGAGGACAACTCATAGCCAACAAGGGCATAGGATATTTGCTTGTTGGATATTCGCATAACGTCACTCCCTCCCTTCAGCCTTAGCAATCGCAGCCCACAGTGCCACCAACGCAGGCGACCCGCTGCTGCCCTGTCCCATGTCAATCAGTTCCTGGTTCGCCAGTCTAGCCGCGGCCAGGAGGTCCGGGGCTGCTGCAATGAGGCGGGCGTCTGCCAGCATTTCATCATCGCCTTCGTCCACTGATACCCTGGCGACGTGCCACCAGTAGCCGTCCTGGCGTGTCTGCTTGATCGGAACGTATCGGTAGCCGTATGCCGCATCGGTTCCAGTCTCATCGACGTTGTCCGGCCAGCCCCAGCTAGGCTCTTCTAGCGTCCAGTCCCTAGTCTCCATCACTCCCTCCCTTCAGCTTTGGCAATGGCGGCCTTTGCTCTGTCCGCCATCGCAGTGTACTCAGGCACCCAATCAACGGCCTCCTCAAACTGCTCCACCAAATACTTCAGTTCCTTCAGTAACTCCGGTGCTGCTGCGATGAGGCGGGCAGAGCAGTCGATCACATTGAAAGCCACTGGCCCCTCGCATGACTCAATGGTCACGCCGTTCTCCAACATGTCGCCATCAGCGTCTTCGTATTCAATAGTCCAAGGCCCAGGTGTATGAAACATCACTCCCTCCCTTCTGCTTTGGCGATTGCCTTATCGCAGCCGTGCAGTCCATCGCTTTCGATAAGTTGATCCACATAGGTAGCGTCTAGCATCCGCCAGTCGCCGTCTGACAACTGTTCAAACACTTCACGCATCCGCTTCAGTGCGGCCAGCATCTCCGGTGCCGCCGCCAGCAACCTCCGGCTCTCTCTCTTGTCTCTCCCCCGCAGGACACTGGGGTAGTCACTGTCTTGGTAGGGCATCAGTCTTCCTCCTCTTCCTGCTCGGCCGCCTCTTCGGCGGCAGTCTTCTCTCCGAAAAACTTCAGGGCTAGGCCGGCGTTGTGAGCCGCCGCGTCCAGAGCGTCGGAGTCTCCGTGATGGCATGCGTAGTCAGTCTGAGACAAGGCGGCAATGACGGTCCGATACTGCTCGTCGGTCAGGTCAATCGTTGGCATGTCGTAACCTTTCTAAAGAATGAAACGGGAGGCGAGCATTTCCAAGCGTGCTACAAGTTTCTCCTTGGCAGATCGTTCTTCCGGGGAGTAAAGCGTGCTGTTGCTTGGGTCAATAAGATCGTACTTCATTGTTTCTATGGCATAGATAACAGCCTCCAGGACTGTCTCTAAGTCTTCGTCACGCAGTTCAATCGTCGGCATCAGTAGTCCTCCTCTATGGGTTCATCGCACTCATACTGCGGGTCAGTCGATCCACCCACGCCGGCCGCCGCTCTTCGTCTTGGGCCTCGGCCCAGTCAAGAACCTCAACGCACGCTGCCCGGAGCCGGAGCAGCCGCTTCTCCAGCAACTGCGACCTGGCGTACCAGATTCCTGCCAACGACTGTTGCGCCTCGCTGTCGATCTCGCTCATCACTTCACCTCCTTCATTCGCTGGTGTGTTCCGTATCCGCGGTCCTATAGCGTCATTCATCGCCTGTGCGGAATCTTCCTCGCCACGCCGTCTCTCCAAATGACGGAATACCTAGCCGTGACTTTGCTCTTCATCACTCCGCCTCCTCGTCTTCGATCTCGTCCAGGTAGAACAGTTCCACCAGGGCCAGCAGTTCACCGTTCAGCACATCGAACCCACGCAGGCAAACGTGAGGCTCATGGTCGCCGGGCTCCTTGCCCGGTGCCCACTGGGGCCGGACGTTGTAGGTGTCCGGCAGGTCCGCAATCAGTTCTCGCAGTTGGCCGACAGTCATCACTCCACCTCCACTTTGCTTTCGGTTTCAATCCACACCCTGGCACCGCAGGAGAGCGGGGCATCAGGCTCATAACGCACAACGCAAGGACCATCGATCCGCACTGAGTGTGCATAGCGGTTGTCCTTGTAGGTCTTGACTGTCAGCACGGGATCACGCTCGCCGGTCTTGTTGTTCTTGCGGATCACATGCTGGTTCACATGGACGATGGTCTTCATGGTGTGCATCCGTACAGGTTCAGGAACGTACACAAAAAAACCCCGGCGGGTACTTAGGACATTTTCCCCGCCGGGGCCCCAGGAGCGGGCCAGAAGGCCCACCCAGTCAACGCATTCTACCACACTCAGGCCGAAGGCCGCACCTCCACCGGGCGGAGTTCCTTCAGAATCGCAGCGGCCAGGCACTTGTAGTCCAGGTCCTCCACTACCCGGTCGGCAATGGAATCCTCATCAAACGCTGACGCCACCTCTGAGGCGTCGATCTCGGCAGCAATGTCCGACACGTCAATCTCCCGGGCCAACTCCGACACGTCCACCCCGGAGGCCAGGGACGAGTAGTCCATCTCCCCTGCCAGGTAGGACGTGTCGATCTGCCGGGCCAGTTCTTCGATGTCGATCTGCTCGGCCAGCAGGTCGTACTCCACGTCAGGCTCGGCCGTCACGCGGTCCATCACAGTGTCAACAACGGAGTCCACATCCACCTGCTCGGCGGCAAGGGCAGCGATGGCATCCACCTTCTCGGCAATGATGCCCTGGATGTAAGCACGGAAACGGTTCTTCAGGTAGCGAATCATCAGGGTTCCTCCTCAGTCCAAACGGGGCATGATCACGGAATCAAACAGCAGTTTGCCGTCCGCCCAGAAGTGGACGGCAGACTTCTCATCCTTGGTGGACGCAGCCACGTTGTCATAGCCGCACTGGATCGCAGTCTCGGCCATGTCACGGACGTACTTGGATGTCAACTTGGTAGTCACATCGTCAATCTTCAGCGTCATCCCGTCCTCGCCTGCCTTCAGGGCAGCACGGGCACGGTCCCTCAGCTCCTTGGCCGACAGAAGGATCGGCTCCGTGCCAGGCTCCGGGTACAACACCTCCTCGCTTTGCGGCCAGCGTTCCGGCTCCTCTGGCTTGACTGTCGCACCAGACTTCTTGCCGTACACCGTGACATCTCCGTTCAGGCTGGCGTGATACCCATCAGGGGTGACACCGACCGACCGCAGGGCACGGGCAAGGGCCTTGTGCGGCAGGCGATAGTCACCCTCAACTCCCTCGCAATGCCACGTCAGCCGGCACAGGCGGCAGCCGTCCGTGGCCTCGGCGTATGCTTGCCGGCCATCGGCCCGCAGGCGGATGCAGTCCAACTGGTAGTGGGATGGGTACTCGTCAGCCCACTTGGGCAGAGCAGCGATTGCTTTGGGAAGGTTCATTGGTGGCTCTCCAAGTAGTGGCGAATGATCTGATCCAGATGCAACGTGACCCAGCCCTTGGGCCCGTCACCCCACTCCCACTCCTCCTCCTCGGAGTGGAAGCGAACAACACAGTCTTCGACCTGATCCCAGGTCTCCCCATCACTGAGGAAGACCACTGCCCGGCCATCCTCCAGGTCTTGCTTGGCCCGCTCAGACTTCAGCATCGTCAACCTCCGGGATATCACGGCCAGTGTGGTCAGCGATGTCACGCATCCACCGCTGGTCCTCTGGGTGCATGTCGGCGTACTCCTCCAGCAGTTCATCGAAGAAACCTTCCCTGCCCTCATAGGGGCTGGTGTAGAAGGACTCCAACTTGCCGTCCCGCAGCATGCAGACATCCAGGTCCTCATTGACAAGGAACACATGCCCGCTGTTGCGATTGAAGGCCGGTCGGACACCGCTGTCGGAAAAGTCCTCGGGCAGTCCGCTGTCACCCCAGGCTCGCATGATGTCATTCAGCATGCATCGCTCCCTGGCACAGGAAACGATGTCGGCAAAGTCTTCGGTGTAGTAGTCGCTCATCACGCATTCTCCAGGATGCCGCACACGTCCTTGTACACCCCGCCACCGCGGCCTTCGTACTGGGGGTACTTCCGAATGAACTGCCGCACCACATAGCACAGCCGCTCATGCCTGCTGCTGCCGTAGGCACGGGAAGCCCACCAGCAGAGGCTGACATAGTCACGCTCACACTCCCGGATGAACCGAACCTCATAAGGAGGAACAATCTCCAGGGTCTTCATGTGGTCAAAGTCCATGCTCACTCCTCCTCCGCAAGTTCCGCGTAGTCCCCGATCAAAAGGTCAATCTGCTCCTGGCTCTGACACTCCTCCAGTTGGTCATACAACTCAGAGGCTTCATCGCCTTGCATGAACACGGTGCCATGGCCGAACTTCAGGAGCAGGCCATAGCCAAGCCAGTCGTAGTCGCACATAAATCACCCCGCTAGGTAGTGGCCGAAACTCAGTTCCGATGGGTGACCGTCACCCACCATGTCGATGCCATTCGGCACCACAAACTCTGTCTCTCGCATCTCATCCCGCCGCTCAGGGTCAGCCTTCAGGCGAAGGCCGACACACACGTCCTGGTCATCCAGGAAGCGGTAGTCACTCTTGTCCCCGTCGATGACCCGCCAGACCTTGCCATTGGGGTCAGTCCAGGTGGCCGGCAGGTAACCAAACTGGTTACCCCAGGGATTCCACAGAGCGTCAAACACTACAGAGATGTTGGAGCCAGTGTCATAGACACGCTTCCAGTCATCGTAGGTAGTGCCGTCGTTGTAACTGTAGGTCAGGTGATAAGGGGCCCGACCAAGACGATCTGACAGCTTGGTGTAGTCATACCACTTCCAGGCATAGTCAAACATCCAAGGAAACCGCTTCTCCCACCGCTCGTCAGAGTCAACATTTGGCCGGCATGCGATCTCACTGTCACCCTTGTTCCGCTCCGCCTTGTCAATACCCCTGCGGAGATAGGCACCAAAGGACCGGGGATTCTCCCGCAGCCAGTTAGTCAGGTTGATCCGGGCATCCCGCACAAAGTCAGACCGACCATGCCCGGCCTCCCAGGTCACACAGCCGTAGGAACACATGGACAACCCACGGGCATTGGCCCACTGGGCAATCTCAGAGATATCCCATCCCCTGTCCCGAAACTCTTCAATCTTGGACCGTCTGATCGCCCTGGCACACATGTTGTATCCAGAGGAGTCAGACGATGCCAAGGAGATGGTATAGGCCTTGTATCCAGTCCCATGGCTGATCTTACTGTTGCTGTCTCCGGGTTGTAGGATCGTCGCCGTCTTGTACATACCAATCTCCATGTGCTGTCCGCACCGTGCGAAAGCCAACCGCTGTCCGCACCGCACAGTTCCCCCCGTGGGGGGCCAGGCTGGCAGGGGGAGTGTACCCTTGTACACTCCAAACCGGGGAAACCCCTGGAAAACAGGGGCGAAACCGCCCCGCAGCGGCGGCGACGGCGGCGAGCGTGAGGCCCGCATCTAAAGAGGGACGCGGCGGCGTTTTTTTTCGGGGCCTTCGTCCCTCTTGTGGTGAGGGTGCCGCACGTTGCGGAACCCACGCCAACCCAGGAGCCGAAACCATGGCCAACAAGAGCCCCACCGCCGCCGAACTTGCCGCCGAACTGGAGCAGGTCCGTGCGGAACTGGCAGCCACCAAGGCACGGGCCGGAAAGAGTATCACGTTCAAGGTCAGCCAAAAGGGGGCCGTCAGCGTCTACGGACTAAACGCACGGTTTCCCGTCACGCTCTACCGCGACCAGTGGGAGCGACTGCTGGACCGTGCCGACGATCTGAAGGGTTACATCCTGGACCATGCCGGGGAACTGGCCACCAAGTAGGCCAGCAGGCAAGCCGGCCCCGGCAGCGTAGCCGGGGCCGGCAAGAACCGAACCACCAGCCCAAGGGGAAACCGATGGTACAGGCGCAGATAATCACAGAGACGCACCACCACCGCCGAGGCATCAGCAGCACAGCCCGAACCCTAACCCGCCCCAACTGGCGGGACGCAGTGAAGGCAGCCCAGGAGTATGCCCGCAGACAATCGCAGATAGCCTACCGCAGGCGTGAGGGTAGCACCGTGGCATATATCACGCTGCGAGATGACCACGGCGTTACAATCCGCCACCGCTGGTCATGGAACTAATCATATTCTCACTTGCAAGACAGTGGGCAGCCGATAGAATCATACAGTCGGCTGGACAACCGACACACACCCAGGAGCCGAGAACATGATACTTCCCAGCGACTTCCCCCGCGTCATCACCGCAGTACGCAACAACGCAATCCGGGAAGGAATCGACCCCGCCACCGCGGACGACATAGCCCAAGAGGTGGCACTTCGGCACCTGGAAGGCCGATTGTGCAGGACCGCCGAGGCTCCTGGCCAGGTGATCAACACGGCCCGCATTATCGCCCGCAGAGCGGGAACCTATCGGGCTCTTCTGCCCCACGCAGACGCAGAGGCCAAGAGGGCCAGCCGCAGGCGTAAGGCGGAGGAGGAGGGACGCTATCGGGTCCCGGTTGTGGACCGCTCAGTGATGCCAGACCCGCAGACCATTGCCATGGCCGCAGAGCCAAGAGGTATCCCGCTGGCGGATGCTCTGGCAGCCTACGGGATCGGCAGCCGGGCGGAGCATGAACCGGGATGGACCCCAACAGTTACAGAGGCAGGACCGCCGGAGTGGATGCCCGACCGTATCCCGGTGGGGCTTGGCGATCCCAATCCGGCCAGCCGAGAGGCTTCCCGCCTGGAGGCTATCAACGACTGGCGGAGGGTTGCGGGCTTGCCGCCAATGAAGGGGGGGGCAGCATGAGGCCACCGTTCCCACAATGCGAGACTCGCCCCGGCAGTGAGGACGGGAGAATCCACCGCTGGGCATACCGAGGGGCCTCTATCGTCGCTGGTGGCTTCACCTGGGGCGATGGTCGCCGGACCTGGGAGGTATGGTATGCGGAGGACCGGAACCCGACCCCGCACCAGACCGCCCGCCAGATTGCCCGCCGGCTAGGGGTAACGCTCCCCGATGCCGTGCCGGTCTGGCTCCTATGAGAACCGCCCCCGCCGCAGCAGACCCGACACGGAGAGCGCGGCGGGGGCTGACCGTACACGCCCGCCAGCACCCGGGCAGAGCGTGCCACCGAGAACCGCGAAGGAGACGATATGGATCAAGTGTACGGCCGGGAGTGATACCCGGCCACGGAGGAGGACCACCAACCATAGCATGCAGTGCGCAGGGCGGACGCGCCCGGCCCGGGGGATTGCCAGCATCCCGACGCTACAACGACTGGCCCACCGTACACGCGGCGGGTGACGCCTGCCACAATCGGAACACGGGACCACGGCCAGGGGACAATCAGTGAGGGGTGCAGATGCACCGCACGCTGCCCGGTCCCGCCGGCCACCGCCCGAAACCACGCCGGCAACCCGTCCCCATTGGGGGGGTGTTTGGGCGGGAACCCTGCCCGAACACGCAAACCGTGACGCCGCAGCGGGTTGCGACCGGCAGCCGGACGGCCAGACCGGCCAGAATCGACCGGCCACGGCAGCGGCCAGGGGGGGCGTGATCGGCTTTCGGTCAGGCCCCCGGCCCCCCCAGTCGATCAGGAGGTCTTATATCAATCCCTCTCTTGGATTTTTGAAAATCTCCGGGATCACGTCGGTCGGACACTTGTCTTTATGGGGCGACGAGAGTGGCTTATTAAGCGAGTCGGTGAAGCGGCTGCGAGGGCCGCTCCTCCGCGTATTCCTGCTCCCCCGCCGCCGCCACCAAAGGTCCTGGTGCCGCCGAGGCCGTCTTCCGTGGCCATTCCTGGGCCGCGCTTTCCTGCCATTGACCCGTACCTGGAAGAGTGGAATCGCCTGATGGATGCAGGCATCCCCAACCAGTATCGAACGTATGGCCCTCAGCGATTGATTAGAGACCCGGAAGTGGGGCGAGTGTGGCGTCAGTTGGAGCCTGACCTTCATCCGAACGACACCGCCTATCACTTGTATCGACCGATGATTCCCATGGACGGCGCTCGCGGAGACCAACTCTTCCCTGGCGTTCCTCTCCGGGATCACCCTTCATACTTTGTCAACTGGATGACGAAACGGGCAAACTTGGCGGGTGACATTGAACGCCGTCTACAGCTCTATGGCCCGGACCCAGGCAAGAGGCCGAGGACGATTCTGTACAGCATTCCTGAAAGAGAGGCCGCCTCTCTGGGTGCTGAGGACATCTTTCGGTCCCTGGGATATCCGGTAGTTGATTAACAGCGTCGTTTAGCCCGGACACTCATCTCCATGGGGCGACGTGAAGAACTCCTGCGGCGGTTGATGGGCAGGCCAGCCAGCCGACCGCAGGTGGCGATATCAACTCCGGCTAATGTACGCCGCCTGGCAGCAGAAGCTGCTCGCGCCGGCATGCCCGGTGGCCCCCCGATGAGGAATCTTGTCCATGACCGGCCAGCTATTCAGTACGGCGCTCCAGGCCCCTTGGACCACCTCACGGAGCAAGGCTGGATTTACCGCACGCTAACGGAACCGGAGCTAGCGGACGCCCGGAGCATAGGGTTCTTTCTTCCTCCTGCGTCTGGCAGATCACGCGGTGGCGGGGTAAATGTGAAGCACTGGGTGCGGGGCGGCTCTGGTGAGCCGGTGCAGTTCTTCCGTGCAAACATGGGCAAGCAAGTCGTCCGCGTGCCGGAGGGGCTACTGCTTCCGGACGCTCCGGTCAGGGCGACGGACGCCCTCTTGGCGACACCTGGCTGGGACTGGATTCCCGTGGGGCAATAGCCTGTATGGGCACAGCCGACCGTATCGCCAGGAAGTTGACCGATGCCGTCCTGGATAGGGTGGCATCGCAGTCTAGGCCGGGAGCTTATGTTCCGCCTGCCGGTGCAGTGGTTCGCCCGGCCAGAGCAAACAGGGCCGTTCCACTGGAACTATCGGAAACCGCCCGCCCGCTTCCCCCAATGCGGCCCCTAGAGGTCATGGGCAGTGAGTTGTATCCGGCAGTTGACATGCCGGTCCGTTCCAGGGTTCGCCGGCCGGGCATGGTCTATGAAGATGAGATCGAAGCGATAGATGCGGTGATGCCGTCTCTCCAAGAAGACATGCGGCGTGGCCTGGAGGCGGGCTATGGGCAGTGGTACTTCACGGGACCGCTCCAGGAACGATTCCGCTCTGTGCTTGGTAGAGATAGGGGCGACCGGGAGTTTCGCCGCTTCATGGGGCTGACATCGGCATCTAGCAATGCCTCGCCCGTCCAGCAGGAGATTAAGAAGGGTTCGCTGCTCTACAACCTCCACAAGCAAGGACTACTGCCAGAGGCGGCCAGTTACGATGAGGCTGTCGAACGGATACGCCGGGCCCGTGAAGAAGGGCTGATCCCGCAGGGCTATGGAGGCTTCGCCCAGGGGCAGGATTTGTACAAGGCCAACCAATACCTCCAGGGTCGCTTGCAGTTCCCTGGCGATGAAGGGGCCGGTGCTAGGTATAAGCTGGGCGACTATTACAACCAGAAACTTGGCGATCCGGACGCAGCCGCCATGGATAGCTGGATGCACCGCTGGCTTGGCCTGCCGTTTGAATCCCGGGCCTACTCGCCGGCCCGTCAGGCCATCCTGCAAGCGGCGGGCGATGTGCCGATCAGCCAGGCACAGCCGGCAATCTGGATGATGCGGGGTGCCCGCTCGCCGGCCATGAGGAGTCTGGACTACCCGTCTTTCCTCCATGGCCTGGAGAATCGCCTAAAGCAACGGGCGAAGCAACTTGGCGAGCCGCCAGAGAAGGTCCTGGACGACGTGATCCGCGGCCGGCAGTACATGTATCGAAACGATAGCTGGGCCGAGGGAATGGCATGAGCCGCCTAGCCGACGCATACGCCAATGCCGTCCGTGAGCTAGTTGGCGAGGCCGGCGAGTTTGTGGCCCGCCGCTCGGCCGAGATTCCCAAGTCCCAGCGGAACTACGACCGCGTTCTGGCAGTGGACCCGCTGAAGGTGGTCATGGCCCAGTACGGCGACGAGGCAGCGGAGTTCCTGGCACGGGCCAAGGCCAAGCAGGCAGACGACCCTATTCAGTTCCTAGACGACGCCCGCTACCGGACGAATGACTACTACGGCGTCTCCGGCCATGAGATTCCGCTGTACTACTACGACCGGCCTGGAGTTGGCCGTGGGGCAGAGGGACGGTTCCGCCTGGACAGCCGGGGCCGCTCTGCGATTCAGGTAGGCAACAACCCATTGGCTCTGGTTGAAGAGTCCCGCCACGCCCTGGACCGCCTTTACGGCAAAGGGGTAGCTCGCCGCCTGCAAGCTCCTGCTAACTCCCCTCCCCTGTGGGCGGACATGTCGCCCAGGAAGGCCGAGCAGTACATGGAGTACCTCTCTTTGCCTGAGGAGATCAGGGCGACCCTGGGCGGGTTGCTACCTGGTGCGGGGCCGATCAACACCGCAGAGGATGCAGCCCGGCTCCTGGAAAAGGCCCGTGAGGCTGGGAATCTCCGGGAACGCATCACCGCAGAAGGAGTCCTGAACTCCCGCTCGCTGCGCAATGAGGCGATTCCTTACCTGAGGCGTGCATTGATCGGCGCTGGTGTGGCGGCGGGCAATAACTACCAAGGAGACAACCGATGAGCCCTGAAGAACGCATCCGAATGTTGTTGGAAGAGAACGCCATGCTGCGAGGCCAACTGGACTCCCAGCAGCGGTCGCAGGCGTACAGCCAAGCGCAGTCGCCGGAATATCAGGCGTTCGCCAAAGAGATGGGCCAGGCCGCCATGGCGGAGGAGTTCCAGCAACTGGAAGACTACCAGCGGAATGGCTATTACGGCGGACCACGCCTGATGCCGTATCGTAACTCCAAGCCCAATCAGTACATGAAGAAAGAACGCCGTCCTAAGAAGAGTGGCCCCGTGGGCTTGGACTGATGCCCTTTGACCTTATGTGGATTTGGTGGGACGGGGACACCTGGGGACCAATAGAGATGGACGGCTACCCCGTATGAGCAGCGAGAACAACATCCGCCAACTGAAGCGGGGCCTGTGGCACAACATCCGGGCCAAGCGTGAGCGAGGCGAGAAGCCCGCCAAGCCTGGCGACAAGGACTACCCAGACTCCAAGCAATGGAAGAAGCTCAGTGGGAAGTGAAGACAACATCCGCCGCCTGGCCTGCAACTCTCCCAAGCGGACACCTGGCCATGACACCAAGTCCCACGTTGTTAAGGCCTGTGCCGGCGGCCAGGAGAAGATCATCCGCTTCGGGCAGCAGGGAGTCTCTGGTTCCCCCAGGAAGGACGGCGAGTCGGAGTCCTACCGCAAGCGGCGAGAGTCCTTCAAGGCCCGCCACGCTAAGAACATCGCCAAGGGCAAGATGTCCGCGGCGTACTGGGCTGACCGCGTGAAGTGGGTTCTTCTCGCTTTCCTGGCGTGGTGACATGTCCTACACGGACCCGTGCGGCTGTTGCAAGGGGGCGTGCTGCCATCTGTCGGCCGGCTCCTACGTTTGCACCCAGGAGACAGCAGCGGACTGTGCCACGCTGGGCGGTGTGTACAAGGGCTCAGGAACCGACTGTGCGGACTTCGATTGCACGTCTGGTTGCTGTGAACCCGTAACAAATGACGATGGGTGCGTCGTCTATCAGTGCGTGAGGGGATACAACTCCACCGCCTGCGGAACGGAGTGCGACCCCGTGGCGGACGCAGTGTCGGACCCCGTGCCAGACTGCTCTGGCGGAGGCACGTCTAGTGCCCGGGTCACCGGGAGCGGCTATACGATGTCTACCGGGGATGCCACATACGACAGCGACGTAGAGTCTTTGATTAACTTCACGGGCGGGTATCTGGTGGACCTGGGATGCACGGGCTCGGGTACGGCGAACTTCGACTCCGGCGACTACTCAGTTGTTGTTTTTGTGGGCGTGGCGTCTGTCCGATCTGCGTCAATAAGTGTTTACAAGTTTGGTGCGCTTTCGGCCTTCATGACTCTCACGCCGTCAGCAGAGTCGGCCACCAACACGGCCTGCGGCTGGGCGGTGTATCCGTGCAGCGACTACAACGGGACTGTCACTTCATACGGCGGAGACGGCGATGGAACATCTGCTCAGATCGATGTCCAAGGAGTGTGATTTCGTCTACGGCCGAGGCGTGGCGGTGTGCCGTCACTGTGGTCGCCGCGTGGCGACCCGCAGGCCAGGCCTCCGCGCGCACTGCCGCCCGAAGCCGCCGCCTGTTGTCGGCGGGCCAGGAACGGAGCTGAAGGCGCTCCTGAAGTCTTTCGGCATCATGGCCAAACCAAACTGCGCCTGCAATAAGCGGGCGGCGGCGATGGACAAGAACGGCTGCGCGTGGTGCGAGCAGCACATCGAAGACATCGACCGTTGGCTAGCTGAAGAGGCTAAGAAGCGAAAGTTCCCTTACGTTTCCGTGGTCGGCAGGCTACTTATCAAACTTGCGATCCGCCGTGCCCGGAAGAAGGGCAATAAGAACTAGGAGACGCCATGAACGCAACGATGCAAGCCCCTGGGATGACGAACTTCCAGCTTCCTCCTGGCGGCCACATGATGCCCCCGCAGTTCCAGGCTGGCCCTTCCACCATGGCCACGCCTGCGGACATGCAGCGGTGGAATCCCGCCATGGCCCAGGGTGGCCCGATTGCAAACGCTCCGCCCTCGCCCGAAGAGGACATGCGGCGGCTTCGCCAAGAGCGGGCCCTGCAATACCACCAGCGGGCCTTCGGCATGCCCCACGCTCAGCGACAGGAAACACCAGCCCTCACTGAAGGGCAGATCGCTGCCATGATTGAACGAATCCGCCAAGCCCGGGGAATGTGATGAGTGCAGTAGACAACTACAATCGGTTCATTGCGGGCCGCGGCGTTGGCTATGACGCTGCCGGTCGCCTGAACTTCAACAACCCAATCGATCCTTATTCCAATGATCCCCGCACGTTCGCAAAGGATGCGGCCACGCTAAAGGGCCTGGAGCTTGCTGCCTTCCAGTCCCAGCCGGCGGAGATGCGTATCCGCCAGTTGATGGATCAGTTGGAGCAGCAGCGGCTCGCTTCCGGCATGGGGCCCGGAACGATCCGCTTGGCTCCGCAGCAACTGGCCACGGGCAATAGCAGCCAGGAAATGACCTACGCCCCCTCATACGGCAAGTAACCAGGGGTGAGCCGTGGCAAGCCTGGCCGAAGAAGCGGCACGCATCCGTGCCAAGGAGGCCGAGGAGGCGGAGCGTCTGGCTTATGCCCGTAGCTACGCCAAGCAGGAAACGGAGAAGCGTCTTCGTCTCCGTGACGAGATGATCGCCCGCATCCAGCAGGCTGGCATGCAGTCTGTGCCCCCGCACCCCTTCCCCCGTGAGGCCAGGCTTGCCGGCCAGGGCAAGCGAGTCGCTCCGCCGATGTTTGACGAGCGTGGCGTCCTGCTTCCGGACGCCCGTCCGCTGTCAATGTCGTACCTCTACGCCCCCAAGACAGTCCGCACCCAGAAAGACTGGGAGTTAGCAAATCAACGGTCGGGGCTGCTCCGGGGTTTGCAGGCGGTGGCCGGAGAGATCAAAGACTCTGACGCCGCCACCAAGCAGGCGTTCCAGGACGCCATCACGCTGCCGGATGGCACTACGGTGCCGATGACGATGATCCGGAACGCGGACACGGAGATCAAGCCGTACCGGCAGGAGATGCTGCCGCCCTGGTCCCCGGCCGGGAAGGCGTTTAACTGGCTCAGTTCTATTGGCGGCACGTTTGGCGGTTACGGCCAGTTGGTTGGCGGGCGTGTGCTTAATGATCTTGGCCTGCCCAACTATGCGTATGACAACCGCCAAGAGATCGCAACGCAGACTGGCAACGCCCTGGATACGTTGCTCCTGGGCGGTCTGACGGGTGCCATGGACATGGTGGACCCGTCCGCGGACGGCAGTTCGACCTCGCTGGCCGACCGCGCCTACCAGGAGGCTCTAAGGCGGTACGAAGACGGGTCCGTGATGCCGTACATGCCAAGCAAGCAAAACATGTCCGGCGACATGTTCACCTATGTTAATGAGGCCCCGGATGTGTTCGACGGGGTTGAATGGCTGCGTTACCCAACGGCGATAGTGGCGGGCTCCCTCACGGACAACATCCCGGCCTTTGGTGGAGTTCGCTCCGCTGTAACGAAGTCTGCCTTGCACGGCGGAACAAACCCGTTCACGCGGGCCCTTCGGCAGATGAATATAGCCAGGCACCGTGGATGGACGGGGACTTTCGGCAGGTCGGGTGCGTCACGGACTGCGGAAGCGACGGCCGCTGCTCTTGGTACGGACGTGGGTGTCGGTGCGGCGATGATGGAAGGAGCCGCACTTCCAGTCATGGCGTACCCGGACAAGACGATGAATCGATTGGCTGTTGACCCGCTCATCGAACAGCTCATGCCGGCCGTGCGCTAAAAATCGGTTTACGAATCTGGGCTAAGGGGCAATCTACACACATACACCCCCTAGCTACCGGAAAGGAAAACCATGAGCGAAGAAGCACCGCAGGTAGAAGCTCCCGAAGTAGCGGGAGCCCCAGTTCCTGAAGCTCCTCCTCAGCAGTCCTTTGACAATCAGCCAGCACCCCAAGGAAGCGTTTACGACGCTTTCAAGGAACTTCCTGAGTTCCGTGGTGCAGACGATGTGGCCATCGCCCAGACGCTCTATGCGTCCATGCAGGGTTACCGGGAAGCTCAGCAGCAGCTTCGCCAGTACCAAGATGTCATGCCGGTGGCGATGGAGTACGCCAGTAACAAGCAGAAGTACCAGGAGTGGCTCCAGTCCCAGCAGCAGCCCAAGACCGAAGAGCAGCCTAGGTGGTGGAACCCTCCCAAGGTTGAAGACACCTGGAAGCAGTACATCATCCGGGACCCAGAGACGGGCCGAGAGGTTGTAGACCCAAGCGCACCGCTGGAGGCCAAGGCCGCCCTTCAGAACTACCAGGCCTACACCACCAACTTCGCCAAGAAGCTGGTCACGGACCCCGAAAGCACCCTGAAGCCATTTGTCGAACAGGTGGCGATGCAGAAGGCCCAGGAGCTTGTCCAGCAGCAACTCGGCCAGTACACCGCACAAAACTACGTCCAGAGCCTAGAGCAGCAGAACGCTGACTGGCTCTACGACCAGCAAGGACAGATCACCCCGGAGGGCCAGGCGATTCAGCAGTACATCGCCCAGGCCGCCCAGTCCGGAATCAACACACCAGAAGGCCGTTGGCAGTATGCGACGAGCATGTTGGAGCGCGACCTGCTGAACCTGCGATACCAGCAGATGCAGCAGGCACCGCCGCCCCCGCCGCCGCAAGAGTCGCCGGTCGAACAATCGAACATGCAGTTCCTGCGTGAGCGTGCCACCCGCACGCCCAACAGGAGCGGTGGGGCAACGGAGCCCAGGGCACCAAAGCCCAAGCAGACCTTGGAAGAACGCCTTAAGTCCCAACTCGTTAAGGACGGCTTGATCTAGGAGTTAAAATGGCCAGCACCACTGATTTTGCCCGAAGTATCGCAACTACGCTGGTTAACCACCTGCGTGAGGAAGAGATCGCTTCCCTGCGGAAGTACATGGTCTTCGCTGCCATCGAAAGCCGGGGCAACATCCGGATGAACATGGCAGGCCGTGGCTTCGACTGGGAGGTGTCTTACCGCCTGCATCAGCCGCAGGGGAATAACGGCGAGACTCCCCGGTCCTTCAGCCGGCAGAACCTGTGGAAGAAGGCGGAGCTGGAGTACCGCGGCTATCAGGCCACCGATGCGATTTATCGCAAGGAGCTGTTGGAGAACCGGGGCACCAGCGCCCTGGTCAACGTGGCGGGTAAGATGAGCAGCCGGCTGCTCACCTCCATCGAACAGTACCTCGCGCAGGAGGTTTACATCGATGGATCGGCCGCGGGCAACGAGCTGCGTTACCACGGCCTGGAGAGTTTCCTGGCCGGAACGCAGACGATCAACGTGGCGACCGGCGAGGCCCGCACGGCCAACGCCGCCGACCCGTTTGGCTACCCGTCCGACACCTACGCCGGCCTTAGCACCCAGCTTGGTGCCTACGGCGGTTCGCAGTTGGAAGGCGTGTGGCCGGCTGGCAAGGCCGACAGCGAGTTCGATTTCTACTCGCCGCTGATTGTTAACTACACCTCGTCCTACTTTGGTGACACCACCTGGTCGGCTAACTGCGTGAAGGCTCTCCGTGAGGGCCTCCACTTCGCCAAGCGGAACGACACCAAGGAAGACGCCGTCGATTTGGTGGTCATGGATCGGAAGTTGTACATCGACTTCCTGAACGCCCAGGACTCCAAGGAGCGGGTCATCGTCTCCGGCGAGAACAGCCTGAAGAGCTACGGCTTCAACACCGTGCAGCTTGACGGCGTGGAACTGGGAACGGAGTACGCGGTCCCGGCCAACACGGCCTACGGCCTGGCCATCGGTAACATCGAACTCCTGAATATGGAGGGACAGATGTTTAACTCTGAGGGGCCTTTCTACGACGAAGTTACCCAAAGTTATCGCTACTGTGTTTCAACGCTCGGCAACCTTAAGTTTAAGAGCCCGCGTAACTTTATTAAGTGGACCGCACTTGCCTGACAAGGAGCTGACTAGATGTCTTTGACGAATGATCCTCCCTTTGCGCTCGGCCAGACCCTTGGCGTGTCGTCAACCTCTGACGGCACGGGCTGGGTGGGTGCCATCAAGCAGTTCCCTGACGTGGACCCCACCACGGGTGCGATTCGGTCCAACCGGCTGAAGACCTGCATTGCCGTGCGGAACACCTCCGGCGTGGCCCTCCTGCCCAAGCGGGTGGTCACCTGGAAGAGTGGCTCCTTCACGGAGGTCGATGGCTACAACAACACCACCGACACTGCGTCGGCTGGTGTGGTGGACGAGCATCTGAACTCGGCTGGGGTGGCCAACAACGACGTGTTCTGGCTGACCGTGTCGGGCCCGACTGAGATCAAACTTGGTCCGGGCAAGGAGGCCGCGGCGGACACCGTCCTGACGAGCCTCACGGCCGCCGCCAGCAATGTGGCGACCACCGCCGGCCAGGCTCAGACGGCAGCCTCCACTTATCTCCAGGCTGGGTACATCGGCCGAGCCATCTCGGCCGGCACCACGGCCCAGGATGTCCTGGCAATCGTCAACCTGGTTCGTAGCTGAGCATGCCTCTCACGGGGCTAGGGGGAGGCCTCTGACCTGGGAAACTGGGTCAGAGGCCTTTCGTTTAGATGGACAGTCCAGCAATCCAAAACCTGGAGTTCCTTCGGATGCTGATCGCTGAGGCGAGGCGTGGAGTGCCAATGGAGGACATGGAGAAGCTCCGGATGCTGGTGTACGCCCCGCCGATGATCTCTGAGCCGCAGGAGGACCGGCAATGAGCAGCCCCATGCGATGGATGACGCAACCCGGCAGCCAGACCGGGAAGACGCAGCAGGAATACAAGCAGGCCTGGGATGCCCTTGGCAAGACCAACCAGGAGCTGTACGGCAGCAAGCCAAACGCCAATCAGTGGCAGGGTTACTACACGGGCGGGTCCGACCGGCAGCCTAGTGCGTATTCCGCTTATAGCCCTGGGATGGCCCAGCCCCAGCAGAGCCCGTATGCGAACTCCACGCCATACGGGCAGAACGGCAATCTCGCCTACGCACCGCCTGACCAGCGGCCCCCGCCCTTCCAGCAGTCCTGGGGCAACCCGTTTGGTGCGGCGACATCCCAGCCTAACTTCGACTGGCGTAACTCGCTGATCAGCAACGTCAACAGTCAACTTGGCCAGATGCAGCAGCAGAGCTGGCAGCAGCCCGGCGTGCTTGGGGCACCGCAGTTCAACTTCAACCCAATGGCCCAGCCGCCAGGTGGGCTGGGGCTCCCCCTGGGGAACGATGTTTACAATAGCCCGGACCTAATCCGCCGGCTGCAAGGCGAGTCGCAGCCTGGTTCGCTGGGTCCGCTTCCCAACGCCCAGCCGGGCTTCCGGCCGCCAGAGACCAGCCAGCCGCCAAGCGAACCGACAGGCCCTGCGCCGGGCAGTTACGAAGAGTATCTCCAGCAGCACAACTCTGGCGGGGCGTTCTCCGGGCCGGCGGCCGGCACCCTGGCAAAGAGCCGGGAAATGTACCGTGGCACCCGTCCCCTTACTGAGGACCACTGGCGAACCGTGGTTAGGAACAGCACTCCCCCGACGCAGGAAGAAAGGGAAGCGGAGGCACGCCGGACCCAGGAAATCCGGCGACAGCAACTTGCCGGGAGCCGTGCCCTGAGGCAGCGGACGGCTCGCCGCCTCCGCGGTGGTGGGCGAAAGTCCGCCAGTGAGGGCAATGCTCCGAAATACGACCCGGCCGCCTGGGCGGCAATACGCAACTTCCGTGGCACCCCGGCGCAGGCCGCAGCGGCGGGCATTATGTACGTTAATGGAAGCACGCCAATCCCCGCCAGCCAATACGAATGGTGGAAGAGCCAGAATAAGCCTTCGGCCCGGGCCCAGGCCTACCGCGACGGGCGGGTTCGCACCTTGGACAGGGAAGGTAACGAGATATCGCCGGAGACGCTTAAGGCCACCGACCCGCGATACATACAGTATTACCGCGGCAGGTAGCGCGCCGGCGGCTGGCTTTGGTATACTGGCTACCTGTACACCCCCCCTAGCTTCAGGAGTTCCCCGTGCAGCAGAAGTTCAAGGTCGGCATTGTCACCTTTTCGTATGGCGGCAACGGCGGAATCTCGTCTGAGGTCCCGGACATCCGTGAGTGGATGATTCCGCTGGTCAACAAGGCGGTCAAGGACCCCCGCGTTGACGGCGTGCGTGTCTGGAATCTGGCGGACACGCCGATCACCATGACCCGCAACCGGGCAGTCATCCAGGCCAGGGAGTACGGCCTGGATGTCCTGGTGATGGTGGACAGCGACATGAAGCCGGACATCCACGCCGACCACCCAGACGCCAGGGAGTTCTTTCCTACCTCCTTCGACTTCTTGGTTGATCACTACCACAAGGGTCCGTGCGTGATTGGTGCCCCGTACTGCGGCCCGCCTCCGGTGGAGTGTGTCTATGTGTTCCGGTGGAACAACCTCCAGTCCGAAAACCCCAATCCGGACTTCCAGTTGGAGATGTACGACCGGCACACGGCCGTGAAGATGGCCGGCATCCAGGAATGTGCCGCCCTGCCTACCGGGCTTATCATGTACGACATGAGAGCATTTGAACTCACGGAGCCCAGGACTGCGGAAGACAAGCCATGGTTCTATTATGAGTGGAAGGACCGCTTCTGTGCCGAGAAGGCCTCCACAGAAGACGTGACCATGACTAGGGACCTGTCTTTGGTTGGCACTCAGAAGCTGGGCTACAACCCGGTGTACTGCAACTGGGACGCCTGGGCTGGCCATTGGAAGCCGAAGTGCGTTGGCAAGCCGGTTGTGATGGCTGCATCGGACGTGAGCGCCAAGATGCGGGCGTCCTTGGAGTCTGGCTACGAACATGACACCAAACTGGTGGACTTCCGCTCCCCCGTAGCGGACAAGCTTGCCAAGCTCCAGGACTTTGATGGCATGGGCATGGATTTGCCTGCCGTGGACGCCATGGCGTTGGGAAACCTGATCCAGGACTTCTTGCGTGAGCATGGCCGCGCACCCACGGTGTGTGAAGTAGGCTCCTGGGCCGGCAGGAGTGCCATCGTCATGGCCAGGGCAGGGGCCAGGGTCACCTGCGTTGATACCTGGGAAGGCTCCAAGAACGACGACGGGTGCAAGGCTTACGACAAATCCCGCGGCACGCCGCTGGAAGTCTTCCTCCGCAACACCGCGGGCTATGACATCACGCACGCAGTGGGTCGCTCCCCGGAAGTAGCCGGCACGTTCCCGGACGGGGCGTTCGACATTGTCTACATCGACGCTGAGCATGACCGGGAGTCGGTGGAGGCGGACATCAAGGCGTGGCGGCCCAAGGCCAAGCACTTGCTGGCAGGCCATGACTACTATGTGTTTAAGGGAGTCCGCCAGGCCGTGCAGGACAGCGAACTGGTCTACACGGTCGAAGGGAACGTATGGAAGGCGAGGCTAGACCTCGCCCTTGCTGACGATGTCATCTACTAAGCAGTGCGTTAAGTGCCAGAAGGTCCTGCCCCTTCATGCGTTCCATGTGGCCTCTGATGGCCGCAGGCACAGTCAGTGCAAGAAGTGCCGCAGCGAGTATGAGAAGAAACGCCGCAAGCGGAAGAAGGACGAACGCCTAGACAAGATCGAAGCCGATGCGGTCGATACGTTCTGCCAGGTGGCTCGTCTTGGCGGTGCGAACATCCCGCATGCCGCGGAACTTTTGGAGACGCTCCTGGAGTACACCGGGGGCGTCCGGGGCTTTGCCAACCTCTTCATGAAGCAGTATTACGACTCACCCCCAGGGGGGGCGCATCGAACTAAGCAGTTGGAGACCATCGTCCGGCTGGTCACCAACAACACCGCTCTTGGCGGGGCCAAGAAACCGCTTGCCCTGTGGAGTGAGGAAGAGCTGGAGGAGGAGCTGAGGGATCGACTCCTGGAGACGGCAATCACCATTAAGGCGTTGCCGGCACCGCATGAAGAAGCACCCGCGCCAGATACCAGAGCCTCCTAAGCCGCCTATCGTCCCTGGCATCACGCAGCACTCCCTGAGCGTCCTGAAGGAGGTTCAGAGCGAGCTGAAGAGCCGGAAGATAGAGGCGTTGCGTCTCTATCGACCGATGGCCCACCAGGAGCTGATGCACGCCTCCACGGCCTCTGAGCGGATAGTGCTTGGAGGCAACCGAAGCGGCAAGAGCCTTTCCACGTTTGTCGAAGACGCCCGTGCCCTGACTGGCCAGGACCCGCATGAGAAGTACCCCAAAGAGGGCGGCAACCTGGTGGTTGTTGGGAGGAACTGGCCGCACATCGGCCTGGTCTGCTACCCGATGCTCTTCAAAGCCGGGGCGTTCAAAATGATTAAGGACGAGGAGACGAAGGAGTGGCGAGCCTTCGATCCCGTCAAGGATGCCGACCGCAAGGCCGAGGCCAAGCCGGCCCCGCCGTTGGTGCCACCAAGATTCGTCTCAGAGACTTCCTGGGTCCTGAAGAACGCCGGCTACTGCCAACGGGTGGTCCTGGCGAACGGCTGGACGGTCCACTTCTTCTCATCGGAGGGTGAGCCGCCCCAGGGGTTCCAGGCCGACCTTGTCCACCTGGACGAAGATATATCAAACCCCTCTTGGGTGGGTGAAATGCAGGCCCGCCTGGCTGACCGCAAGGGAAGGCTAATGTGGTCAGCCATGCCGCACTCCAAGAACGACGCCCTGCTGGGGCTGTGCGAGCGAGCCGACAAGGAGCGGGAGGACGGCATCGACCCTCCAAGAATCGAAAAGTTTGTCTATCGGTTCCTGGACAACGACCACATCGACCCGGAGGAGAAGGAGAAGAACATCGCCCGGTGGTCGGCCCTGGGCGTGGACGAGCTTCGCATGCGGGCCGAGGGGGAGTTCACCCAGGACTCCATCCTGATGTACCCCAACTTCTCGCCAGTCCACATGATGAGCCTAGAAGGGGGCGTACCGCATGAGTGGACCCGTTATGTAGCGATTGACCCCGGCCACACAGTGATGGCTTGTGTCTTTGGGGCGGTCCCACCTGACGAGCGATTCCTGCTAATCTACGACGAACTGTACATCCGTAACGCTAACGCACTGATCTGGGGCGAGGAGTTCGCCAAGAAGGTGCGAGATCAGCATATCTACGCGGCCATCATGGACATGCACGGCGGCACGCTCAGAGACCTTGGCTCCGGCCGGCTGCCGTGCGACCTGTATTCAGAGCAACTGAGAAACCGGAAGATTCGCTTCCAACTGGGCGGCCATCAGTTCATCCCTGGATCGGATGACATCGTCGCCAGGACGAGCCTGGTCAGGCAGATGCTCCACATCCGGGGCGATGGAACAACACAACTGCGGTTCCTGGAGGGAGCCTGCCCGGAGCTGATCCGGGAGATAAAGCGATACAAGAAGAAAGTGATCCAGAGCAACTCCGGGGCGTTCGTCACTGACATGCCCAACACCCGCGGCGAAGTCCACGCCGTCCAGTGCTTGGAGTACCTCTGCGCCTATGAGCCGTCATACCACGCCCCCCCGTCTACGCCGGCCGCCGACCCCTGGTGGGTGAAGTGGCTGGCGGAGAGAAAGAAGCGGCGGGGCGAGGATGGTAAGGGTTACGTCTGTTTGGGTCCTACAAGGAGCTAGTTATGTGGTCGATGCCTGAAGCCGGTCTTGGTGATACCGTCCTGTTCCGCCCCCATGAGGGTGCCGAGGCCCAGATGGCGTTTGTGGCCAAGGTCGGCAGGGACACGCTCTACCTGTGGGCCCTGTCCCCTGGGTACGGGGGTGTCGAAAAGCCGTCTGTCCACCACGTCGATGACCCCCGCCTGGCGGACAACCCGGAGTGGAAGAAGTTCGGCACCTGGGAACACCGCCCGCGGGACCCCCGGATTGCCCAGCTCTCCGAGCGGCTTTCGGCCCTGGAGCGGCGTTCACCGGGCAATAAGAAGTAGCCCAGGAAACTCCGATGTCTGAGACAAACCCGCTCCGCCCCATCGTTAAGGGGTGGCTAGAAAAGATTCACCTGGCCAAGGAGCATAAAAAGCCCTTCCAGGAGGACGCCGAAGAGGCGATGAACTTCTATGACGGCGACAACGCATGGATGTTCAAATCTGAGTACAGCCGGGGCGAGAAGGGGTTTGTCAAGGGCCTAGCGCCGCCGGCCTTCCGGATGACCGTCAACCGGGTCTGGGAGGCCGTTCGGCTCTTTGGCTCAGTCATCCACCACCGCAACCCGTCCCGGGTCTGCACGCCCCGCCAGCATCCGATCATCGCCCCGCAGATGCTGGGGATCATTCCGCAGCCGCCGGTCCCGCAGATGGGTCCGGACGGCCAGCCAGTCATGGGGCCCGATGGCCAGCCGGTGATGATGCCGGACCCCATGATGCAGATGTACCAGCAGATGGTCCAGCAGACCCAGTTCCTCTCGGAGCGGCGGAACGTCATCTCCAAGCTGATGGATGAGTACCTGAACTACTCAGCCAATGAGATGAACCTGAAGGACCAGTCCCGGATGGTGGTGGACGAGGCCCTGATCAAAGGTGCCAGTTGCTGGTTCACGGAGTTGTACCAGCCTCCCGGCTCCGACCAGCGGATCGCTACTTCGTTCTATGAGTCCTTCGACAACATCGTCTGGGACCCGGACGCCGACAGTCAGGACGACATCCTGTGGCTGGCCAGGCGGAGGTGTCATCCCAAGGACTTTGTGGCCGCCAAGTTTGGCCTGAACCCAGAAGACCTGAAGGGCCACGCCGAGAGCTACGATTCTCGCAGCACCCGCAAAGAGCGGGGCTATGAGACTCGCAAGAAGATGGGCAAGACCAACGACCTGGTCACCTATTGGGAAATCTATTCCAAGACTGGCTTTGGTGACCGGCTGAAGGACGCCGACCAGCAGATTAGGGGCAAGTTCGATGCCCTTGGCGAATACTGCTACATCGTCGTTGCGGAGGGGGTGGACTTCCCGCTGAACGTCCCGCAGGAACTACTCCAAGAGGACGTGGACGAGACGGGCGTCCCCCCTGCACTGTTCGCCTCCTGCCAGTGGCCGATTCCATTCTGGGCAGAGCCCCACGGCTGGCCTTGTACCATTCTCCAGTGGTTCAAAAAGCCGGGCTACTCCTATCCCATCTCGCTGATCAAACCGGGGATTGGTGAGCTGCGGTTCATCAACTGGGCGATGTCGTTCATGGCGACCAAGATCGCCACCTCGTCCCAGACGATGATCGGCGTAGCCAAGGCCGCGGACAACGACCTGAAGGCCAAGATTCTGGATTCGGATGAGTCAGGCTTCAAAATCGTTGAAATCTCCGAAGCCATTGGCCGGAACGTCAACGACATCATCAGCGTGTTCAACTTGCCCGGCGTATCCATGGACATGTGGAACATCGTTGCCGCGGTCACGGAGCTGTTCGACCGCCGGGTGGGTCTGACAGAACTCATTTATGGCATGTCCAGAAATCAGTTCAGGAGTGCCGCAGAGGCCGCCGTGAAGGCTGAGCAGATTTCCGTGAGGCCCGACGACATGGCCAACACCCTGGAGGATGCTCTGTCAGAGGTGGCCCGCAAGGAAGCCTTCCTGGCGAGGTGGCTGGTCCAGCCCCAGGACGTTGCCCCTCTCCTTGGGCCCTTGGCTGCGCAGGCCTGGCAGATGCACGTCCAGGGCATGGACCCAGAGCAGCTTCTGCGGGAGTTTGACTTCCGCGTGGAGGCCGGCAGTGCGAGGAAGCCCAACAAGGGAACCAAGGTCGAACAGGTCAACCAGGCCATGCAGGTCATGATGCCTGTGGCCCAGGGCATGATGCAGGCCGGCATGCCGAATCTGTTCAACGCCTTGTTGGAGGATTGGGGGAGGGCCATGGACATCGATGTGAGTAAGTACCTGGTGCCGCCGCCGCCCCCGCCGCCGCCAGGACCTCCGCCGGGGCAGGAGCCGCCAGATGGAAATCCCGCTGACAATCAGCCGGCTGGGCCCGGAGGCTGAGGAAACCTACCGCAGGGCCCTGCCCTACGGTGAGCGATGGGCTGAGATGTGCGCCCTTCAGTGCCCTCCTGGGACCAAAGGGTCCGACAGGGCCTTCATGGAGGGGCGACTAAACCAGCAGTGGCTGGACAACATGCCCAAGAAGCAGGCAGAGACCATCCTGCGGGAGGCCCGTGCAGCCGGGATCGACCCTAGCGGAAAGGTCTATGTGGGCGGCCTGGCCGATGGCCGGGCCCACCGTGATCCTTTGGCGTGGGTGGACTCCACGGCGGACATTAAGAAGGTAGCGAGGCAACGCAACCTGACGGTGGAAGGTGCGGTGACCCACCATGGGACTCCCGTGCCACCCAAGCGGACGGTGCTGAATGAGCGAATCATTAAGGAGGAGCTGCCCCGCTACCGCAAGCGGCATCCTGGCAAGAAGGATGGCGAGCTGCGGGAGATGATCATCAACAAGCAGGCACATCCAAAGAAGAGGCAGGGCAAATGATCGAAATCACCCGGTTCCAGAACACCGTCAGTATCGTTGCGTCCAGCGCCGCTGCGTCAACGAGCCCACGGTTCGCCTTCACTCATATGGCTGGTGCTGGGGTGCTGATCGGCAACACGGCCGGTGCCACCCAGATCGACTGGTACGGTGCCCACGGCCAGAACGAAACGCCCCTGGCGATCTACGCCGATGGCTCCGCTGTGACAACTGCTGTGACAGTGGGTGCCCACCCGGTGCCTGATGCCTGCTTTGCCTTCCCGTTTGTCGTTCCGGTGGTGACAGGCAATACCACCTGCGCCATGACCGTCTGCCTGAAGGGTTAGCCATGTCCGTACCATCATTCCCGCCTCGCTCTGAAGACACCGTCAAAAGCGTAGCCGCCGGCATCGCTGGGGCTACGGAGATTCGCAACATTGTGACCCTCTCCCAGAGCGACTACGACGCTCTCTCGGCCCCGGACGCCAAGACGCTCTACATCATTACGTCCTGAGAGAGCCTCATGCCAACTTACACTGACGAGTACACGCCGGGCGATATAGCGGCGGTGGAATCCAGCCTGCGCACTTCTCGGTCACCGGAGGATCTGATCCGCAGGCTGCGTTTGGTTCGGGGCGCGCGGTCGCCGTCCATGGCGCGGCACGCGGCGTTGATTGCGGTTGCGGACATCCAGGCAGGGGACAACCACCACATTAACTACGACAAGTTTGTGGACGGCGGAGTGCTTGATGCGTTGACGGCGGAATCCCAAGGAAGGCCCTTAACCCCTGAGCAAATCCAAATCATGAACCAGCGATACCGCTCGGCCGGCACGCCGGCCCACCAGTCGCTGGAGCGGCTCTACGAATCATCCGACAAGCGCTGGGACCGATAAGTCCCAAGAGAGAGGCTCTAGCGTCATGCCGCTGAAACTAGGCACCCAGGACGTAACGCTGAAACTCGGCAGCCAGGACGTTACGGCGTACCTGGGGGCGGAGGAGGTGAGTGCGTTTGACCCGACGAGTATTGAAGGGCTGGCCCTCTGGCTGGACGCGGCGGACGGTTCGACGCTGTTCCAGAACAGCGACGGCACCACCCCCGCCACCGCAACCAGCGATCCGGTGGGCTACTGGGGCGACAAGTCAGGGAACAACCGACACGCCACGCAGGCGACGGCGGGGAATAGGCCGACGATCACAAGCATCGGCAGCCGGAAAGGATTGCAATATGCAGCCTCGCCTGCCACTTGGCTAACTACGACAGGCAGCAACCTTGGGCTGTCGCAACCGTACACTGCTTTCTATGCGATCAAGGCTAACGCCAGTGGTATCGGCACATTGTTTGATGGGAGTGCTGGCAGCACGCGGGCTATTCTTTCTGGCACTGTGAACAGCACAACACAAGCCTGGGCGGGTACAGCATTTCAGATTTACGGATACTGGAAGGCGTCCGACATCGCTGTCGGTGCGTTTCGGTTTGATGGGGCTAGTTCTTCTGGCGCGGTAAACAACAAATCGCTGTCAGTGGTAGACAGCACTGTTGGAAGCAACGGACTGTCGCAGCACATCAATGTCGGCGCGTTTACAAACAACACAGCGATTTTGCCCGGTGCGTTTGGCGAACTGCTACTATACGATGGCAGTGTGAGTGATGCTGACGCGGGCCGGGTGATCGACTACCTCGCCCGCAAGTGGGGCATCACCCTCGCCCCGCAGGTGAGCAACGCCGACGCACAGGATTGGGTGAACCGCGTGTACGCCAACGGCGGGACGGTCAGCGAATCGACGGCGGCGGCGGTCAACACCTTCTGCAACGCCATCGACGCGGCATCCATCCGCGACCGCTTTTACCGGCTCAACCTGTTCGCCGGAACGGGGCTCAACGCCGCGCTGGTGCCGCTGTACCGGGGGCCGACGTTCGGCGGGACGACCTACGGAAACGCGACCGATACGAACCCAGGAGCAGGCCCATTCGTCAGTGGCGACTACAGTCCGACGGTAGGCTTGGTAAAAACGGGAAACACCAGTGCCTACTTAGACACAGGGTTGGCTATTGACGATCTTCCCTCCGCAGCAACGGGTCATATTGCGGCGTGGATGGGCACGCATACACCTGCTGCGTTCTTGATCCCTGTCGGTGCAAACGTCAGCACAACAGACCGATACTGGCTAGTCAGTTGGACTACCGGAGGCGATCAGGTTGTGCGTGGCTATTGGGGAGGAAACAGTCCAGCCCAAACGGCAACGCTGGGAGCAACCATTGCTGCCGGTCTTTACATCGCCAACAGGTCTGGGGCCACATCGCTAGACGTTTACGAGGGCGGCACGTCGATTGCCAGCCTAGCCTCTAGCGTCACGCCAGGGGCGATCTCTGAAAACTTCTATGTAGCGGCGGCAAACGACAGTGGCACGCCGGGCGCATTTGTGACATTTCCGCTGGCCGGTTATTCGATTGGCCTGTCGCTGACGCAGCCGCAAGCCGCCGCCTACGATGCTGCCTACACCGCGTTGATTTCTGCGTTAGGGAGGCCGCTTGTATGACGCTGGAGGACGTTGAGTTTCCTGTGTCTTTGGAGTGGTGCAAGGAGTACGCCCTTGTGTTTCCGCAGCCGCTTGCTGAGAGGCTCTCGGAACTGCACGCTGCACACGGCAGCCCAAACTGCTGGCCGATTGCTGCCAGCCTGCCCGACGGGCGGTTTTACCTGCACGCCGATGTGCTGACAGAGGTGATGCCTGGAGGTCTGCTGCATGGCATGTGGTCAGCGTCTGACCCGGCAATCCTGCTGCCTGCCGTCGAAGTAGTGCCGCTGGCCGAAGCCCTCGCCCTCCTCCCCCCTGACCCAACAACCCCATGACCCTGAAACTCGGCACCACCGACGCGACGTTACGGCTGGGCTCTGCCGCCTACCCGACGAAAGCGTATTTGGGCGACACGCTCGTTGCGGC